TCATCGCAGCTCATGAGTGAGTGCCCGATCCACTTTAACCTGTCCGGCCAATGCATTTACCTGGGCGTCTCGCCGTTTGACCAGGCCTCCAAGCGCGCCAACCACGCCCGCGCCTTCGCCAGCAAGGGCTGCGAGTCGCTGGTGTTGATCTGCGAGATCTCGACAGGCAGCTGCGTCACCTGCAGCCTGGGCGTTGCGGGTGGCGGCTGCGCGGACATCGTGCTGCAAGCCTGCAATGCGGGCAGCATCAGCAGCGCGCCCAGCCTCAAGCCGAGCCATTTCTTGCGTGTAGTCATGGGTGTTTCCCTGTTGGGCAGCTCCGTGTGCGATCACGGCATCTGCTTTCTTTTCTGTAGCTGCCTGCGCTTGTTTTGATTGCGCTACAACCTGTTTTGATTGGGTACTCTCGGAACGTGCGATCCGTGCATCAGACCGCCAGCCGTTGACGAGCCAGCCAGCGGAGAAGGCAGCGGCCAGCAGCAGGCCGGCGGCCAAGGCGTGGGCACGACCGGTCATGCGGCTTGACCTCCAGCCTTGAGGTACACAGCAATCAGGTTACTCATCCGCTGCTCGTGTTGGCCATATCCCGCCCCGGGCAAGCTCGCCCAGATGTTGGATACCTGCTTGATGGCGTCTTCGATCTTTCCCGCCTGGATCATCGGTAGTGCGCGACGCTCTCGGATTTGCTGAATGGCAATCAGGTCCTGTGAAAGCGGCGAAAAGTCCTTGAGCCCCAGCAGACGCTTGTAGGCATCGAAGTAGCGGCTCAGCAGCTGATAGCGCCCGGCGGCTGTGCTCTTGATCTTGAGGCGTGGCAAGTCAATGAGCTGACGCGGATGATCCGTGTAGCCGGAGAATTGCCCTCCACCCACCAGCACGTCATAGCCTCGGTCACGGGTCGGCTGACGTCCGTTATCAGTCCCCTCGCCCCAGGCCAGCATGTCGAGGAAAGCCAGCACATTTTTGCCGCCGGCTTGACCTGCTGTGATCGCCGTCATACAGCACCCCCATCCTTCGGCGGCAGGCCCAGGCGCTTTCGCACCCACTCATTGAGCAGTGGGCCTAGGGCGAACTGGTCCCAGGCGCGGAATGCCCAATCAGCCGCAGTCATGGAGAAAAGGCCGACCAGAAAACCCGACAGCCCTTCGGCCAAGCCGGTGGCAGCTGCAAAGTCCAGCGTCCCGTAGTTGCTGGCGGCCACACCGAGAACTAGCATGGCCAGCTTCCGCGGCCAAGTACCTTGAATCCACATAAGCGCTCCTGCGCTGCCGAGAATCCCCGGCATCTTGGGTAAAACTTGATCCATCCAGTTGTTGTCCATTCACCCCTCCTTGGGTCTGTAGATCGACGTTGAGACAAATGCTATGGAGGCCCGGGCGTAAAAAAACCCGCCGAAGCGGGTGCTGTGGAATGCGGAGCTGCATGCCTAGGCTATAGCTCCAGGGCGTGCGCATAGATAAAGAGCTCATCCACCTGGGCCGAGGTCAGCTCGAGCTGCTCGGCGGCCCAGAGCACCGTGGGGCTGGCGCGCTTCCAGTTCAAGACTTCGAGCATGGCGGCATCCAGCAGCACTTGCTGCTCGGCATCTGCGATGGATTCGCGCAGCTGCAGCAGGCGATCCCAGAGAGAGATGCCCTCCCCGTTCACCTTCTGCATCAGGGCCAGCTTGGCCTGCCAGCGGGCTACCTCGGCCGGAATGCGCGGCGGCTGGACGGCATCGCTGCCTGCAAACACGCGATCCGGCGTGGCCGGCGGCTCGATTTCATAAGGCTGCAGCTCGGGCACCCGCTCGGACAGATTGATGTGCCAGCCTGGCGCCGGCGCCAGGACGGGGACGTCACCCTCGGGGGTGCTCTGCATCTCACCGGTGGGGCGGTAAACGATGCCGACCACATCGACGGCAACCCGATTGATGTAAGTAGGCAACTGCCCTGCTGCTGCCCAAGGTGCCAGTGCGGCACGCCCGGTGGCTTCGTTTGTGAATTGCAGATAGGTTGTCATAGGGTAGTGAGCCTTTGCAATTGAGCAGGAGTCAGGGCTGCAGGAAAAATAACCGCCCGTGCAATCGTTGCGGAAATAGCAGGGTTGCCGCCAAGGGTTGCGCAGAGCTGCAGCATGGACGTTTGTGGGAATACGGATACCGGTGGCGTATCGACAGATATCCCTCCATTGACTGAGCAACGGAAAACGCCAGCGCCCCAGCTGACCCCTGACTTAATGCGAGCTCCAAAACTTAAATTAGGGCCAGAAGATACGGCTCCAGCATAGCTGGCATCACCTGCAGCTCGCACGTATGAACTCAATTGCGGGCCGATAGCATTCACATATGCCGCGCCAATATACGACTCTGCGGAGCCCTGCAATCGAGCAACAAAGCCTGCTGTCGCCGCACTATTTGCAACGGCTTCAATCAGCAGCGTTCCCTCTGGTTTAGAGTTTTCATAGGCTACATAGATCACATCCGCAGCGCGTGTCACTGCAGCGGTGCTTGTTCGAATGACGGAAGACGCCGAGGCCCCAAGCTCCATTTGAGGCAGGCCGATGCGCAGCGTGATATCAATCACAGCCCCGACTGAATAGCCGATAACCACGAAAGGAACTAGAAATGCCGTGGCTGCATCCGTAGGGGTCAGGGCTGCAGAGTAACGCTGTAAGGCCAATGGCACATTGGTAACAGCCAAATTGCTGGAACTGATCGCACCCAGCTGCGTGTTACCAACATCTCTCATCGTGCACCGTAACAACACGGAGTTGATGCCGGTCAGAGATCCACCTACAAGACGAATATTCGCACCCAAGGTCCAAGTTTTAGCAGATGTGGCCGCGATGCCTGTATTGGGCTCAAACTGTGCGACAGCCATGCCTGTAGAGCCAGCAGTCGCCGTACCACTCCACCGGATGTCAATGTATTCAATGCCATCTTCGATGCCGAGTCCGACGATCTCCCGGGACAGGCCATTGATCGGCGTAGACACGCTCCAGTTGGTCGGCAATGTCCCGGGAACTCCCGTGATCGCGCCTACCATGGTGTTATTGCGGATGACATTGGTGCGAGCATCCTCCCGCAGCAAGCCCAGGCATTTGCCGCTGATTGGGTTGTACTCAATGCGCGGCACATTGGCCGCTACCGTCCGTAGCTTTCCATCGCGCCCAATACAGGTAGCGGTGCTTGCCCGCACGCACTGAATACGCGGGTCTACGCGACCTGAGTTTGCAAAATCCAGCAACAGGCTGGGCCGAATATCCGGCAGGTCGGCAATCACTGTCATGCGTAGGTCTCCGTAATGCTGCGCACCACGCCATCGAGGCCGTGGTATTTCTTGATCAGTTGGGTATCGCTCACGCGCTCATGCCAGGAATCACCTGGGCGGCTGTCGCGCACATGCTGGTGCACCTGCAGGGCGCTGGCCACGTCCTGAAACGCCATGGCACCCAGGTGCAGATTGCTGGGCACTTGGTTGGGCGCCGGGCCCACGGTCGTCAGTGCAAGGCATACGGCCGCCAGACTGTTGAGCGCCGCCTGGGTTGCCGTGCTGACTGGCAGCTTGTCCACAAATACCCCCGTCGGCGTGCCATCGGCGGCAATCTGAAGGCGCACCGCCCCGTTGGTGATCAGCTGCAGGATGTCTGCCCCGGGCAAGTTGACGCCGGTGTTTTCGTCGGCTGCGCCGCGCACACTGGGGATCAGTTGCAGCGTCTGGCCCGACCCTGTGGTAGTACCCGCAGCAAACTTGCCTGCCCCAGCGCCATCACGCACAGCCTGGTAGCTGCTGACCAGTGCGGCAGCTTGAGCGGCCAAGTCACGCAGATAGCCCTGGGTGGGCATGATCGCGTAGCTCTGCGCCGTGGCCGTGCCACCCTTGTAGTTCGGGCTTATGCGCAGGCTGGTGGCGCTGACGATGGAGGTGATCTCATACACCTGTGCATCCGGCCCCAGAAATGTTTCACCCAAGGCGACCGAATCCACCCATGAGGTGCCTGTGCCGGCAATGACGTTGCTGTTGTTGGTCACCGCTACGGTGCCAGTTCGATACCAAGGCATGGTTTCCTCCTTATTGGTTGATGCTGGACTGGATGAGGACGGGCTTGCCGTCAACGATGGCGTGTGTGCCCGCAGAGACCTCGGGGCCGACCGGCACGCTGATAACGCCCTCAGGCGTGATCTCCGCGATGAGGTGTTCGGGCGCCTCGAGGATCTGGGTGATGGCTGTTTCGCCTACTTTGTGCATTGCAAAACGCATGGTTTACCTCTTGAAAATCGTTGCCTTGATGTAGCGATTGCGGGCGCGTATGCCGACGCTGGGGACCAGCTGCAGCAGCCGGCCATTGCCGTTGCCGCTGAAGGCATAGGAGAAGTTGAAGGTGCCGGCTTCTGGGGATGCCGGATCTGGCGTACCCCTGTTGGGGGTCAGACTGATGGCTGGGCCGCCATCCACATAGAGGTGGATGACTCCTGCTCCAGCAGCGCTGGTATCCCAGGTGCAACCGAAATCAACCACGCAGGTCATGGTTCCATCGAAGGCCGGCGTCCACAGGTCGAGAGCGGAGTTGCCAAAGGTGTACGCGGCTGCCGACTGCGCGTATAGCGGGATCGTTGCAGCATTCAGATCCAGATTTCCGGTGGTCACCACGCGCTGCGCGGTCAGCGTGCCGCTAAAGTAGCCAGATGCACCGGATAGGTATCCACTGAAAGTTGCATTTCCATTCTGGATAGTGAATCCAGGCATGAAAATATTTCCACTGGCTTGAATCTCGATATACCTGCCAGTATTCGCATTACCCAGCAGCAAACCATTCGGCCCCAGGTGAAAGCCGGTGCCATTACCCGACGGCCATCCGTAGCCGGTAAATGCCCCGGCGTTCAAGCCGTTGGCATTGATGGTGATGCCGCCAATGTTGCCGGCCGTCGAATACAGGGTGCCTCGAACGATGACGCCCGAGAACTCGGCCATGCCGTCTGGACGCAAAGTCCAGCCACTGGAGCCCGCCACATAGTTACTGGATTTCAGCGTACCGCCGATCACGCCATTGCCGGCTGTGAGCTGGCTGGCACTGATGGCCGTGGCCTGCACCTTGTCCGCAAACAACGTACCGAACCTCCCCAGAATTGCTTCGACGTTGCCGATCCGAGCCGAGTCCATGTAAACGCCGGCGGGCAACAACACGCCGTTTAGCGTCTGGTCCGAGGTCTGCACGTAAAACGGCGTGGCCTTGCGGACACCATCCGGTGAAGCAATGCTGAATGCATCGGTGGCAAATGCAATCGCAATCTTGGCTCCCTCTTCGCCCTCTGCGGTACCGGTGATCTGCATGCCGCCCACCACCAGCTGGTCCCCACTGCCCACCTGCACGACCAGCGAATACTTGGCTGCCAGATAGCCATTGATGCCGGCCTGGGCTGTGAACTGCTGCTGGACCGCCGCATGGTTTTCACCCACGGTGGCCGCCAGCTGCTCACGCTGGGTGGCCTCTGCCTCCATGGCCGTGGCCCGCGTTTGAGACTCCTCCGTGATCTGAGACTGGATCTCCTCCTTATCTGCCTGTACCTTGGCGGCCAGCTGCTGTCGCTGCTGTGCTTCGGCCGAGACAGCGTCTGCGCGCGCCTGCCGCTCATCCTGTATCGCAGCTTGCGTCTGCTCCTGCCCGCGCTGCACCTGCGCCGCCAAAGCGGTCCGGGTGGCCGCCTCGGCCGCATCGTTTTCGACACGCACGCGTGACTCTTCCTCCAGAGCCGCCTTTTGTCCATCCACCACGGCGGACAGCTGCGTGCGTTGCAGAGCCTCCGCACTCAAGCCCTCCTGGATCTGCGTGGCCAGCTCGGTCTTGGCCATGGCAATGGTTGCCTGGGCCTCCGCCTTGTTGCGCTCACCAGTCAGGATGTCTTGCAGCAATGCCTGAGCCGTGCGCTCGCTCTCTTTTTGGCTCAGCGCCCTCGATGCCGAGATCTGGCTTTCGCGCGAGGAGGTCTCCGCACGGTCACCCTCCACACGGGCAGTGGCTTCATCCGTGATCTGGGCCTGCAGCAAGGATTGGACTTGCTCCACTGCTGCAGCCAGCTGCTGGCGCGCGCTGGCCTCAGCACTGTCAGCATCGGCACGGGCTTGGGACTCGTCCATGACCTGGGCACGAATGGCCTCCTGCTCAGTCTGCACCTGGGCAGCCAGCTGCTGCCTGGCTGTGGCTTCGGCGCTATCTGCCGTAGCGCGTGCCGTTGCCTCCTCCTCCAGCAGCGCCGCCAGCGTGTCGGTCTCACCTTGCATTTGCGCGCGCAATGCTTCGCGCTGTGCCGCTTCGGCTGCATCGCCATCGACGCGGGCCGTTTGTTCGAGCTCGATTGCGGCAGCGGTTTGCTGCTGGTTGCCCTGTACCGTGGCCGCCAGGGCTTGACGCTGGCTGGCCTCGGCGGCGTCAGCCGTGGCGCGCGTCAGCGATTCCTGCTCCAGCGCCGCCGCTTGCTGGCCCACGGTAGCGGCCAGCTGGGTGCGCTCTACAGCCTCTGCCGCCAGTCCTTCCTGGATCGACGCACTCAACTGGTTGCGCGCAAACGCCAGAGCCTCTTGGCCCTGTACCCGGTTGTATTCGCCGTTCAGGATGTCCTGCAGCAGGGCTTGCGCGGTCTTCTCCGACTCGCGCTGCAGCTTGCTCACCGCCGTCACCGTAGCCGTGATGGCCGGCACATCCAGCGCCGACAAGGTCAGCTCGGCCGTGCCAAGGCGGGTTTGCAGAGCGTCTTGCGCGGCCTCGTACTCGGCCCGCGTCACGCGCAAGGCAATCTGCGCCCCCAGAGCATCCAAGGTGCTTTCTGCCGTGCTCAGTCGGGCCACGGCATTTTGCAGCTCCAGCGCTTCCGCCTTACTGCTGAGCGTGCCGTTGATGCTGTCAAGCTGCTGCACCACGTTGATGAGGCGCGCATCCAGACCTTCATAAAGCAGCAGATCTGCGGGCGACAGCACTGCCTCGGCAATCTTGCCGTCCACGTAAGTCGTGGTGGCCTTGAGTTGCAGCTGGCCGGCCAGCGCATCCAGCAGCAATTCCAAACTGGTGACCTGGCCTTTGGTGGTCTCGAGCCCGTAGATCTTGACCTGGCCGGTGGCCGGATCGACATACATACCCGCATCGGTGATGCGCTCGAGCGCGGCATCTGCCGCCAGAGCCGCCTCCAGCAAGCCCTTGGCCATGTCCTGCATGTTGCCGCGCACCTGCTGGTTCAGCGCATCCTGCTGCGCCGCAGCGGTCACCAGGCTTTTGCTCAGAGGGCCGCCCTCAATATCAATCAGGTCCAGGCGCTTGAGATTCACCAGGGCCACAGACTCCAGCTGCTCCAGGCTGAAGTCGTTGAGCGCACCAATGCGGTCAAAGTCGATCAGATCAATCTGGTCGATCTTTTCCACCACGATGGGGTCGAACTGTTCAGGCCCGACCTTCCCGGCCAGCACCTCCAGCAGGCCGGCCACATCCTCGCCCGTGACGGCAGCCACCGGGCCGGCCCAGTCACCGGCCACGCCATCGGCGCTGACATTGCGGGCCCAGATGTTCCAGCTTTGCCCAGGCTGGGCGCTGAAGCTGATGGGACCGGCATAGCCCTCGCCCACCTGGGTGGCTTGCTGTAGATCGGCGCCCTGGCCGGCCCAGAGTTCCGTGCGGGCATGGCCATGGCCCACGGTGTAGATGGGCGTATCCCAGGCCACCTGCACCGAAGTGAGCATGCCAGCGGCCGTCAGGCCGGTCACCACGGGCGGCGGCGTCAGGTCGGGGTTTTGAATCTGGTCAAAGCTCTGGCCCAGCTCAATGGCAAAGCGCGCAATCCCATTGGCCAGCTGACCGGCCGTGTCGATGGCGCGCAGGCCAAAGGTCCAGAGGCCGGCGCCAGGGCGGCTGGTCTCGAACTGGGCGGTGTAGATGTCATCGCCATCACCCAGGGGCTGCATGGCATCCCAGCCAGCCACGCTCAACGGCACATCGCCGGGCAGATAGCGGATTTGCACGCCGGCCAGGGCCGCAGGCTTGTCGCTCGCATAGGCCCAGGCAAAACGGCGCAGACCGCCGGCCAGCTGCTGAACCACAAAGCTGCTCGGGTTGCGCGGGGGCAACTGGGTCTGCGTGGTGATGTAGATCAGGACCGCCGACTGACCGGACTGACCGCTGGGATTGAAGGGTTTGACTTCAATCAGCCATTCGCCCGCACCGTCAATGCGGAACGTGCTGCGGCTGCCCACGGCATTGCCATCGACCAGGCGCAGCTCGGAACCGTCACGGCCGGCCCAGACCTGGGCATGGTCGTAGTCGCCTTCCACATCCCAGACGCAAGACAGCTCGTACCACTCGGTATCGCCCTGCAGGTTGACTTTTTCGGCTACGCGCAGATTGCGGATGGCCGGGCGGCCCAGCTGGGGAATGCTGCTCTGGTTGGGTGCAGGCACGTAGGTGCCGTTGAGCACATAGTCCCAGAACTCCGGGCCTTCGGGCACCGCCGTCACGCGGGCACCCTTGAGGTCGGACTCGGGATCTATGCCCGTCACGCGCACCCGATAGCCCGGCGTGGGCTTGAAGTCGTAACACCAGAGCGTGTCATGGGCCGGATTGTCCAAACCCTCGCCGGGGAAGGCCAAATCCTCGGGCCATTCGCCTACCAGGGTGACCGTGTCGGATTCAGCCGACAGGGGCTGCACAGACCACACACGATAGTCGCGGGCGCCGGTCACGCGCAGACCGATGTAGGGCGTGGCCAGCGGTGGTACCGGTTCATCCAGGGTCAGCTGTATCAGGGCACCGATGCGTCGGGCGGCCATCACCCGACCACCAAAGCCCCACTGCGTCAGGTCGTGCGAGACCGACAGCACCGACAGACGGCGGTAATCGAGATGCTCGATATCCGCCGTAAAGTTCACCGTCTTGTACTGGTACAGGCTCTGGGCCAAGTGATAGCGGGCCATGGCAGCCGCATGGGCCTCGCTGGTGATGCCCTCACCTGTCACCCGCGCCGGGCTGAGCATGGTGGCCACGCCAGGCGCCGTCACGCGCAAGGTGGTCATTTCCCAGGTATCACGGTTGAGCCATTGGTACTCGATGCCGTCGGCGGTATTGCTCAGCGCGTAATCGACGCTGAAACCACCCTTGAGCATATTGGCCATGTTGACCACGGCGCTGTTGGGCTGGCCGTTGGTGACAAACACAGCGGTGGGGCGGCTGCCGTCGGTCCAGGCAAACTCCCCCATGCCGGCCAGCGCCACTTCTTCGCAGAAGGCACCCAGCGAAATGCTGGCTGTCACCCACTTGTCATAGGTGTAGCCGCGCGCCGTGCAATGCAGCATGAAGGCCTTCAGGCCCTCGATGTCGATCTGCTCATCGGACAGGCCGAAGCCAAACTGCAAGACGCGCTGTCCCTGGCTGTCCGTCACCCACACCCCACGCAGCGTCTGCAACAGGATGGCGCCGGGATTGGAGAGGCCGTTGGCACGCGTGGTGGCCGTGGCCCACTCCGAACCCGTCCACACAGGCATAGGCTTTGCACGATAGGTGGCACGCACTTGGTCCAGGCTGCCATTGAGCTGGCCAGAGGCTCGGATCTTGATGCCGATGCGGCCCCACTGGCTGTAGTCGGTGGCATCGGCCTGCACACTCTTGAGAGACAGCAAGGCCAATTTGCAGGCATCACCCGAGCCGCCATCGTTCCAGCGCGGGATACCCAGCTTGGCACGCACCTCGTACTGGCCGGGCGCCACATCGAATGAGAAAGTGCGGCGCAGCACATCGGGCGATGCATTGACCAAGGTCGTGACCATTAGCGATTGCCACGCGGAAGCACCGACCAGACGGCATTCGATGCTCAGATCCACATTGTTGGCGCCAATGTTGCCCTTGCTATCGGCGTCATACAGCTGTCCCTCAATATCCAGCTGCAAGGCACCAGCACCGGCCGAGCCCGTGCGCGTAATCCAGTCGCCGCCGTTGACGAACTCGGCACCGGCAATGGCATCCACATTGCTATACAGCGGCACATCCTGGCTGGGCATGCCGGGAAAGCCGTTGAAATACAGGCTCACGTCGCTATAGCTGGTGATCGGCGTGTCGCCCACGGACAGATCTGCGGCGCTATAGACATTGATGCCGCCCAGCAAAATGGTGCTCATGTACTGGTCATCACCCTCGTACCAGGCATATGGCTGACTGGCCAGATCGGGCGTGACACGCATCTCGCCCCATAGCGTGGGAATAGGCTCGTAGGCCCGGGCCGAGTTTCGCTGACTGCTCAGGCTGTAGATCTGCTTTTGCGCAAGGGACTGCGGGGTCTGGATCTTGGGAGCCAGCACCTTGTTGATGAGCATGGACCCTGCCATGAACAGGCCCAGGTTGAGCGCACTCAAACCCAGAGATCCCACGGCCGCCAGGCCGTTGATGCCCAGGATAGAACCGCCCAGCGTGGCACCTGCACCCAGCGTGAAATAGCTCAGGGCAGCAATGGCCACCAGTTGCAGCGCCGCCTTGCGCAGAACGGCGCGGCAGGCGATCAGCTGGCCGTGCTTGGGAAAGGTATGCACCCACATGGCCTGCGGAACAGCCGCGCCACCAATCATCACCGTCCACGCGCCGGACTCGATGTCAGGAACATGACGCCCCAGGAAGGCCGCAAGGCTTTCGCCGGGCTGCAGATCCGCTGGCACATTGCGCTGGCCGTCCAGCGTCAGCGCATTGGGCGTGACGACCAGGCGGCCTGCCACGTCCAGCACATCGGCAGCTTGCCCGCCCACGGAGGCCACAGCAACTGTCTCGGCGCGATTCACTTCCATCGGAAATATCCCTCAACAGCCAGGCCATAGCCCGGCAGGTCCTGCACCCTGTGCAACACCGACGCCCCCAGCTTGTGGGAGGTGTGCAGCACATGGGGGGCGTAATTGGTAAACACATAGGTGCCGATATGGCCGGCCTGGTCAGCGCCGATATCGCGCATCAGCACTGCATCTCCGTCCTGGGGCTGCTCCACGGGCCTGCCTAGCTCGGAGCAATACCCGGCGATGGCCGCCGCCTGGGCATCCAGATCCAGCGGACGGGCCCGCTTGCCGGCCAGCACCACATGGCGCCCGAAAAGATCGTGCTGCACCAGCAAGGTCAGGTCAGCACAGTCCATGCGGCGCGGGCAGTAAGGAATTCCGACGAAGCGGTCAAGTTGCAGGGCTTCCAGCATCAGAAGACCCCCGGCTGAGTGTGCGGATTGACGATCTGCAGGCAAGCGGAGCGGCGCATCAGCTCATCCACGCTGCAGGAAGCCTGGGCCGAGGCGCCGCCGATGCTGACGCTGGACATGGGCAGCCAATACACATGCTGGTGCATGTCTGGCTTATCACGCGGCACGATGATCAGCTTGGCCATGGTGGTGGTGCCAGGCTGGCGGCGCTCCAGTTCATCACTGACGCCGCGGCCCACGTTGTCCATGGTCAGGCGCATTCGCGGGGCCTGGTCTGTCACGTCATCTGGCAACGTGAAGCCAAAAGGCAAACCAATGTAGCTGATGCCCTGGCTGATGAAATCCTGCACATCGTTGGCGATGTACATGGTTTCGGAAAAGCTGGGGTTGGTCACCTCCAGCAGCGCTACGTGGCCCACATCGTCGGTAACGCGTTGGTTTCGCGTGCGAAAGTCGGTCATCGCAGGTACTCCAATGTGGCGGTGCGCTGTGCAACAGCAAAGCCCTGAGCCATTGGAGTGAGCTCACCCAAGGCGCCGCCTTGAAAGCGAACGCGACGCACGACGTTCGTGCGAGAGTCGTGCCAGTCAAAGAAGCCAATGCGTTTGATGGCAGTGAAATACCAGTCTTCAAAGGCTTCTGTGTCCTCTGCCGAGCTAAATAGCAGGGTGACCGCTACCTGCTTCACGACCCTGCTCGCGCCCACGCGAAGTTTGGCCAGTCCGCGCTCAACCTCAGACTGGACGATTGCTGGGTCGAACGACTCCGGGCGCGAGTAGTGAACAATGACGTAGGAAGGAAGCGATGCCATGCATAGGCATGCTAGGGAGCCAGCTCAATAGCTTTTCAGCTGGGGGAAGCGACCCGTCAGAGCTCTAAATGGGGCGCCAGACCCATTGGAAATACCGTCTCCGATCCTGTTTTCAATTTGCTTGAAAATCACTTCAATATCAAATTGCCCAGCGCCAGCACTACTCTGCTTCACCTCTGGCTGTGACGGCGCGCCGATGAACTTCATGTTGATGATCGGGGCAGACCATCCACCGCTTCGACCTTCAGGTGAGGGTACCTTTGCCACGTCCATGCCGCCCAACGGGGTGACGCTGCCAGATTGGCCGGCCATCATCAGCAACTGCTTGTTGCCCACAGTCAGCAACTCAGGTACGCCCCTTTCGTTGACTTCGTACATCTTGCCGGCACCCACATCACCGCCGTTTTCGCGCTTGCCGCTCATGCCAAAGAAGCTGCCGACAGCGCTCATTGCTGAACCAAGCAGCCCTGACCCGGAGCCGCCCGACACCAAGCCACCGAAGAGCGATCGAGAAATGTCTGCTGCAACCGCCTGGCTGGCCATTTTCAGCAGCATCTGGCCCCAGGCAGCGCCGATGTCCTTGAAATTTCCAGTCAAGCTGCTGTAAAGCGTGCCACCCAACTGGTCTTGGACGTTCTGCGCGAAACGCACTGTGAACTGATCCATCTGGTTCAGGCTTTCTTCGTACTCCTTCGTTGCCTTCTTGGTCAATCGTGTGAAAGTTTCGCCACTGATGTCTTCGGACGCCAGCAGGCTTTTGAACTTTTGCAGCTCTGCATTGAGCTTTTCAAGAGGAGTCTGCACGGAATCAGTCAGGGTACGGCCCATTTCGGCAGTCTGACGGGTGAAGTCTTCACGGACCTTTTGCGCCTCCTCAGCCCTGCTGATGAAAATGCCAAGCTCATCGTCTTGGAGTTTGGCTCGTTGAATGGAATAGCGCTCCTTGATGAGAGTCACCCCTTGTTCGTACTCCTCGATCTTTAGCTTGCGCTCTTGGAGTAGCTTTTCGTGATCGCTCAAAGCCTTGCGTTCCTCGGCATCAATCTTCGCAAGTTCGCTAGCGGATGCATTTGCGCTCAAGCCCAATAAGTAGCCTTTGCTATCAAATTTGTCACCCTTGGCGCCTTCTTTCAGCTTCTTCTGCGCCTCGCCAAGGTCGTAGATAGTTGTGGCCAATTTCTCGGCTTCAGCTCGCTCCGCTGCTGTGGCATTTGCGCCAAGTTTCTGAATCGCCTGGAGACGCGCCCGCGCGGCCCCCGTGAGCTTTGCCAGTTCCACCTCGTCACGCATGCCTGCCAGGCGCTTTTGCACCTCAGGGTCGCTGCGCGTTACCTTGGCCTTCGTGGTTGGCGTACTGGCCCGAAGCTTTTGAGCCTCCGCCAATTTGTAGTCGGCATTGATCATCTCCTGCAATTCTTTGGTGGCGCCATCGGCATTGCTGCGCGCATCCACAAGTGCACGATTGACGTTCTCGAGACCTTTGGCATCGATCCCTCCCCTCCCTTCCTGGAGTTGCTTGTTCAGAGCCGCTTGATCGCGCTCCAGGGCCTTAACGGCTGCATTTGCGTCTCGTGCCTTGGTTGTCAGTTGACCAATGGCGTCCCCTGCCTTATTCCGCTGATTCGCCAGCTGAGCGGCGGTGAGCTTTTCTACCGAGGCCGTGAGCTCGTCCACTTTCGGGATAGTCTCGGATGCCTTGGCGCCGAAGGTAAAAATGCTCGCAGCGGCAATACCGACTGCAATGGCAATGCCAGCGGGCCCGGTCAAGAAAGTGATCAAGCCTCGTAGAGCGCCGCCCATGGCAGCACTCGTTGCAGCCTGCGCAGCCTGGGCCGCAGTGAGTCGCTTCGTTGCCGCTTCATGCGCAAGCGTGGCGGCTGTGACCTGAGCCTGCGTGATGCCAGCGGCCTGAAATGCCCTGGCCTGAGCCAGTGAAGCAGCAGTTTGTGCAACTTGCGCCTGGGCCAATGCAACCTCAGCGGTGGTTGCACGGACGGCAACAGCGGCCTTTGCAGCGGTGGCAATGCTGGCAGCGACCATGCCACCGACATAACGAGCAAGACCGGCAGCCACAGCAACCAAAGCAGTGTCGGCCAGAACATTGAAGTTCGCGCCCAGTGACTGGATCACAGACGAAATGGTTGCCGTGATGCCGCTGGCTTCATTGGTTCGCCCGACGTACTCATTCAGTGCGTTCGTCACGGACTGGATGGCATCCTTGACCGTGGTGGGCATCTCTTTGACCTGCTGAGCAACCTTGCCGGATCCATCTGACAGTGCCTGTACCAGCACATCAATGCCCAGCTTGCCTTCTGCACCCAGCCGGCGAATCTCTGCAGCGCTCTTGCCGCTGCTTTCTGCGATGAGATCCACCACGCTGTCCACGGTGGAATAAATGCTCATCCAGGCGTCGGCATCAATAGAACCCTTCTGCAGAGACTTGGCCAGGGCATCTTGGGCGCCCTTGGCCTTCTCAGCGCTGGCGGCATTGACCACCAGCAGGCCACTGAAGCTGTCGATCACATCGACTGACTGCCCGAGAGTAAGCCCCATTTCACGCAGCACAGGTGAGAGCTGGATGAAGCTCTCGCGTGTCTCCTGGATGCTGCGGAACGTCGCGTTTGCTGACGCCAGCATGCGCTCCTGCACATAGGTGTACTCCTCTGTGCTTTTGGTGGCCATCTTTATACGGCTGGAGTACTGCCCCCACTCGTCGGCCATCTCGATGACCTTCATCACCGCCAAGCCTGAGAGGGCCGCTTTCGCTGCGGCAGCGATCGGGGAGAGACGCTGCAAGCTGTCAGCCGTCTTATCTAGGCTCTGCTGGGCGCGACGTTGATCCTTGATCATCTGATCAAGTTCAAGAGTCACGTCATAGTAAATTTCGCCAACTTTCTCTGCCACTGCATGCTCTCCGGTTGTTCCAGAGGCATGCTAGGGAAGCCAAGTACTAGCCAAGTACTAGCCAAGTATGAAGACTGCGATGATCCACTTGCTCATGATGTCCATCTCCGCTTTATTTGAGATGCGTCCTACCAGTCCAGATATGACACACCCCGCCGGGGCGGGGTGTGCTTGATAGGTGTGTAGCTCAGATCAGGCGGTGGCCTTGCTGTGGTGAATGTAGAGGTATGCCAAGCCAATTGGGGCTATGAAAATGGCGAATCCAAAGCAAATCATCATGGTCGCAAATTTTGTAAACAGCATCACAAACGTGTTTACCCAAAAGACATTATTGCCGAGCACGAACCCCACAATGCTTTCGTAGACAAAACGAGAGTATGGGTACAGAAGTGCGGAAATCGCGAGCCCAACGTACATACCTATTCCGAGCTGATTTTGCCCCGCCCGGTCCATCATGATTGCAATTGCCGCCAATATGACGCCAAAGGCCAGTTGCCGAAAATAATACTGAGGGGTTAGGCCACCAAACGTCTTCTGTAGCACGGGATGCACTCAAATATCTCCTTATTTTTAACCTTTGAAATGTATCAATTTATTACATTTAAATCAAGAGCTTTTAGATCATCAAATTAAGGAGGCATCATTTACTGCGACCCCATCGCAGTCATAGCCGCCCGATATTCCTCCCGTGTCGGCACATCCCGCTTTTTCTTCTTGGCGTCCGGATACTTCATCTCAAACAGTGTCTGGAAGTCACTCATGCTCAGCGCCTCGGCGTCGGCCGCGCTCATGCCAAGGTGAACTCGGGCAGCTGCCACGTACTCAGCGACGTTGAATTCCGTCACAGGCCTTGCGCCCTGTTCTTTGCTGCCACCTGTGCCCACCAGTCCATGGCGCATCAGGTGTGCGGCCAGGCTGATCTGCTCAAGCACCGGCATACTGCCAAGATGCTCGCCATCTTCATCACACCAGCCCAATAGTGCTGTGGCATCGTCCTGATCACACAGCACCGCCAACACGTAGCGGGCATTCAAGGCGGCCTGCCTGCCGAACAGTCCGCGGAAAGCATCAACAATTTCGCCCGGTCGTCCGAGTTGGGCGATCCGGGCGAATGACGGTGTGAAAGTGAACTCCAAGCCGCTGGCAGTCACGACTCTGGAGAAACCATGCTCAATCAGCATCAGGGGCCTAATGGTGCTGGCGTCAGTGTGACGGAGCCATTACTGGTCGCGCCCATGCTCCACGTAGCTTCGTTGGCGTAGGGGCTGTCGTTCGACCAGGATGTGACAAGGAACGGGCCTTCATAGACTTTGCCGCCTGGGTATGTGATCTTGAACCACACCTTAGGCTGATTGCCAGTTTCAGCGGGTGGCGAGACCACGTGCTTTTCAAGCAGTTCCTGGTTGTGCACGTCATCGTCGTAGCTCACGCCGTCACCCGAGAATTCCACGTTCTTGAACGTCACCAAGCTGGTTTTCGTGAAGTCTGGCGACTTGTCTGCGGTGGTGTCCACCGTGTCCCAGGTGGTGTTCAAGCTCTTGGCGCGCATCATGCCAAGCACCTTGTAATCACCGGCCACCGGCTTGGGTAGCGTTTCCGGCTTCAAAGCAAATTCGACCTTTACGTCGCGTCCTACGTGAGCGCCCATGGCGTGCTCCTTCTAGCGGTTGATGATGGTGTTGATGGTGATTTCGGCCACTGGCCGTCCATCGTCGGTAGCCCAGTAGATAGGCTCACCCGGTTGTGCAAATACTAGGGAGCCGGATTCAGCAAGCAGCTTCTCGATCACGTCCTGGGCTTTGCGCTCCGGCGCTGTGAGTGGGTCAGTGCCAGCACCAATCAGCACCAGGCTGAATGCGGGCTGGCGCACCAGGCCTGCCATAGGGCCGCCCATGGGCTTGAGCACTGCATACCGAAAGGTCTTGCCGCTGTCGATCCAGCGCCCAAACTGAAAGCGCCAGTCCGAGAGCACCGGCTGAAGGAGTTGCCTCAGGGCCTCGCTGGCGGTCATGTCTTGATCGCTCCTGAAATCACGGCGCGGATATTGGGCTCTGCGCGTTCGAAGCCCTTGGCCAGGAACTCCTTTTCAGCCGATTGCCGGCGAAAACGCTGTTTGTTGTCCGGATCGTGGACAGGCTCGGAATAAACCGCTGTGTAGCCAACACGGCCGACGACCTTGGTCGCCTCAGTGTCCACCTTACGGTATTGGCTGTTGAGCAGGGTTGAGGTGTCTATGGGAGTGAGGACTGAGGCTTCGGATGCACCCAAAATCAACGCCTGCGTCATGCCGCGGGTGCCCTTTGCTTGGACCTGGGCCACAAATTGCGGCAGCCGACTGGTAATGCGTGGCTTGGCCATTAGGTCAGGATCCTGAAATCGTCGGCGATTCGGTCGAAGGTGTCGGCATCACGCACCACTGTGCGCACCTCAGCCGCACCGGCAGCCACGGGATCAGCCTGTGTGCTCTCGCCGATCAGGACGTAATCGCCTTGCTTGACTGTGCTGTGTTCGGTGTAGATGACCTGGCGCAGGGTCAGCTCGACGCCTGTATCCGGAGACGTTCCTCCAGCGTCGGATGAGCGCACCGCCTCAGACTTGTAGTCGCAGTCGAAGAGCACGGGAGGCGCAAAAGAAAGCTGACCGCTCCAGTCGTCACGACCAAGGAGCGACCAATGAGTTGCTTTTGCGGTATAGGACCAGGCAGCTGATGCAGACATGTGCCCCATGCTAGGGAGGCGATATGCTTTGGTTCGAAGGAGCTTATATGTCAGCCAACATTGCGTTTTCTGCACCCGGCTTTTCAGCCGTCGGAACCGACACCAGAATCACTAAAACGGTCTACGGTCAGACTTACACAGTAGACACTGCATCGGATGCATTCAAGCTACCAGTTTACGAACCATTTCCGGAGCCATATGTCAAACTGCGCCCCGCCGGAAATGGCTGGGTGACCGGCTTGGGCGAGTTGGCAAGTGCTGAATTCATTCTGGACGCGCTAAATGCTGCCTCAGCGGACACATATGAAAAGGCACTCTTGGCTTTATCCAATCAAAAGGGGTGGCAGGCTGAAGTAATGAAAGCTCATAAGCGCACAATTGAACAGCTTGAGACTACAGAGATTTTCGGCGCACCGTTTTCCATAAGCGAGCTCGGTAACTGGAGACTCGGCCTACAACACAACGACCCACGAACTAGAGATCGATTGCTAACCATCGTCAATTGGGGCGGCCAGACTACTCCGGCTGGTGGCGATGAGTTAAGGGCCGAAATCGACGCACTGAGAGGTTACGCGCAACCTCACTCTGTTGCCTCGGCTATGGCAAGAATCATCCTCTTAGCAGCCGCAGCTGACGCATCTGTGGGGCCAAATATGCAATTTGGCTTTACTGCGTCCATCACAGGTGGAAGGCTACAGCGAGGCTTCTATAACGGACCTGCAAAGGATGTATTGAAGATGAACGGCGACGACTTCGCCAAGGCTCTCGTGCAACCTCACTAACCTCAGCCGTTCACCACGAACATGAATGCCGAGCCAGCAGGATCTGGTCCGACGAGATCCGCCACGGTGCCGGCCTTGATCTGGTCCGACGAGATCCGCCACGGTGCCGGCCTTGTCCAGGGCCACAAGTGAGCGACGCAAGGCTGTGAGGTCGCCATCCTTGTATTTGAAGCCACGAGATGCACCCGACGGCGCGCCTTGGCTAGATAGCCGGCGGGGATCGCCAGTTGAAGCCACCAGTGCCACGGCCATGCACTGGATCAGTATTTGAGTGTGGCTGTCGTAGCCCGCATCCACCATGGCCTGCTCGGCTGTGGCAACACGGGCTACTGCAGCCTCCAAGAGGAACGCGGGCACGCTCACGCCCAGGGCTGATTCCAGGTACTGCTGCGATTGCGTGCTCGTGATCATTTCTTGGCTGTCTTCGTTTCGGGCTTGGGCTCAGCTTCAGTCTTCGTTGTGGCCTGCGCTTGCAGTTCTGCTACCTGGGCGCGAACCTTTTCCAGCTCTTGGGCCAAGGCTTCGTCCATCTTCTGTGCGTCAGTGACGATGCCTTGCAAGTTTGCTTCACGTGCCAGAGAGGCTTCCAAATCAGATTTGGCCGCGTCCAACTGCTGTGCCAGCAGCGAACTCTCCGCGACCCCTTCCTTTAGCTCGGCAGTGAGCTGCCGAATGGTCTCTTCTTGATCGGCCAACTGACTTTGATTGAGGAAATCACGCTCTTGGCGCACCTGCAATTCATTGACGGCCTGGTTCTCAACCAGCTTGGGTTGGTAGCGAAAAAGCGCCTCGGCGTTTTCAGGCGCCAGGGTAAATTTGCCAACCGCCCAGGCAGGCGCAGTCTCAGCTTCGAAGCTGACGACATCGCCAACCTTGGCCCCTTCGGGCCAGGGCGCTTTGAGAGTCTGAATGATGACTTTCATACGCGCCGCTCCTTATGCCTGGGTACCGTGCAGGAAAGCCGACTGGCCGGTGAAATCGCTGCGGAACTGCGGGGAAGCCGCTGCCATCACACCGAAGAGGTAGTCATCTTCCGGCTCAATGCGGTTCTTGGGGCGCGTTACCAGCGGCATGGCCGACAGGATGCCACCCCACTCGCCACCGTCGATATCCACAATGCCAAGGATTTCGTTTGGAGGAACCGAGGCCACCGGCACGATTTCCTTGACCTGGTTGACTGCCTGCAAGCGTTGCACGATGGTGCCGCTGTAGTTGGCGGCATAGTCAGTTGTGTCAGCTGCCGTGTAGTCAGCCTGGTTGATGAACAGCGTGATCTGGCCATACTGGTTGTCGCCCATGGCAGCGGCAATCGCTTGCTTGAACGCGCTCAGCCATTGCGCGCCCGTGGCTGTGGCCAAGGTGAAGCCATGCACGAAGGTGTTGCGCGCGGGCAGGTTGCGCAGGCCGTAAATCACGTTGCCGTCGACATCAATGCCCGACAGGCCATTGAGCACCATGTCTTCCAGCTTCTCTGCTACCTTGCGCTGATGGTTGCCGATCGTGGCCGTGTCGATCATGCCGCCGCCCTTGCGGATAACTTCCATTTGGCGCCAACCGAAGCGTGCGGTTGAGTTGAAGATCGGAACCGGGGTGCCGGCGTACTTCACGACGGCCTGATCGGCCTTGCCTGCGTTGCGGCCATCCATCGTCACCTGCACTTCACCGCTATCGCTGACTTGCGGGTAAAAGTTCACCAGATCGGCGATGGACACGGGGATGCTGCTGGCAGCGGCCAGTCGGTTGAACATCTGCAGGCGCGTGCGTGAGATCTGCTGCACGCGGGTATCGATGCGGCGCCATGCATCCAGCGGAATGGCAAGAGAGTTGCCCTCGAGGCCTGCAACAATGCCGGCCGCCATGGCCGTGGCGCGCGTATTGAAGCCTGTACGGGCAGCCTTGATGGCGGTCTGTTGTTCGTTGGTGAAGATCAGCATTTGGACCTCTTAGGGCTTGGTGTAGGAATTGGCGATGACCACATCGGCCAGCTCGCCGGCCAGCACGGTCTTGCCGGGCTGATCGAAATAGGCAACCACCACAGCACCGGCCGCTGCAGCCGTCAGTCGGCCAGCGGCGCCCACCGTCAACTCCTGGCCATAGGTGTAGGAGCCTGCAGCCATGGCGCACAGAAACTCATCGTCGGGTTTGGGGATGTAGGCTACGCCGGACTCGCCCAGCTTGTAGGGCGTCATCAACGGGTCGGGCGACTGCCCAATGCCAAAAGAGCTGTAGAAGTCGCGGTCACCCAAAATGGCCAGCCGGCCGCCGCCTATGGCAGTGGCCTGGGTCAGTTGTTCGGCCCCAACCAGCACAAAGGTGCCGGGCAACAGCGCTGCGGCGACTGTCTTGTCGGTGATCGTGCGGGGGCGCGGAACACCGCTGCCAGTACGGGAAATGCGATTGGCCATGTCGGCTCCTTAGAGTTTGTTGAGGTCGTAGCCGGCGAACTCGTCGGCCGGCGTCTTCTGGCCGCTGTTACCCACCACCACGGGCGCAGCAGAAGCATTGGCCTTAAAGGCTTTCAGGCGTTCGAGTGAGAACAGCTTCAGGTCATCCACGGTGAGCTGGCTGTTAGTGGCCAGTTCAGTAGCCAGCGCATCACGTTCGGCGTTCTCGACGGCCTTTTTGTCGTCTTCGAGCTTTTTGGATTTACCCTTTTCTGCCGCCAGCTCGTCCTCGACAGGCTTTTTGACGACTGAGTTGTAAGCAGCCAGGGCCTGCGTATCGGTCAGACCTTCAGTCTTGATGCCCGCAGCATTGAGCGCGGCGATGATCTGTTCTTTCACTGTGTCAATCTCCTGTTGGTTCGTGACGGGTTCATAAGACACCTGCCGAACGACTTCAACAGGCTGTCCGACCCATGCTACGGAGCCACTTTCTGCGACGTGATAGTCCTGGCGCCACAGCTTTCCGGCCTCGTCAGACCAGACTGCATAGGAGGCGAATACCTCACGGATCCATGAGTTTTCAGGCAACCCAACGCGCAGGCCGTCATAGATCTGGTCGAAGCTGATGTCCTTGTTAGTGAAGAAACTGCGCAGCCAGCCAATGGCGCCCTCATAGCGCCGGTCTTCGGGATCCTGGTTGACTTTGATGGTCTCGATCTCATCCTCGCCGCCATCGCTGTTGAGGAACATGCCCACACCCTCCTCCGGCGTGCCGGCGCCCGGCTCGTCCAGCAGGATCGCAAGATGGTCGTAATGCAGGTTGGTGGCGATTGAGCTGTATTTCTTGCCATGGCTCTCGCCGTTGGCCACGACCTCGATCAGGTTCAGGCCGGTGCTGACGTGGATGGGATCGGCATTGGTGCTGGCAATAGCGGCATCCAGCCTAGCAACCAGCTTCTTGCCCTGCTCCGTGGCCTGGGCCATATCGCCATTGACGACGATATCGGTCAGGGTGCGGCCGCCCTCGTGCCGTGCATTGGTGCAGTAGGCACCGATCCACGCTGAGGCCAGGGCTTCGCCGTTGGCCGCGCTGATGTGCTGGCCCTTGCTGTTCTTGGGGTGCCCTGCGGGGGCGGGCTTGCCATTCAGGCTCTTGACGCCGGCGGCCAGTTGGTCGGCTGGGTACAGCCGGCGATTCATCACGATGTCATCGACTGCCCCGCAGACGTCGCGGATGGTGTAGGTGGTGCCAGATTTGCTGACGTTGGCCGCATTGACGGCACTGATGATGTGGATGCGCTTTTTAGCCATGGTCCTGCCTCATGTAGATGCTGGCCATGCTAGGTAGGCAAGAATTCTTGTTTCAACGGAAATGCGCATGCCTTCAGCTATCCTAGATTGCCTAAATTCTTAGAATATTTTGTTGATTCAAACGGAGGGGTAGATGCAGGAATCTAAAAAGCGGAGAGCTGATCAAAATAAACCCGTGATTAAGATCACTCTTGACGTCAGAGAAGACAATGAGAAAAGCAATTTGACGCTGGCAGAAATAGGTGCCTTATCTACGGCGGCAAATCGTGCAATAAATGAAATCGCTGCAACGCAACTGGAGCAAAGTACTTCGGGGCGCTATGTATATGCACCGCAGTCAGACGAACCGGCACTTGTTCAAGTTGAAGTAACCTCGATTCGAAAAGGCTCGCTCATACTTCAAGGGGTTGCGCAGACGGGAATTTTTTTATCAACAAATTCAGACGCAATCATGGCAAGTATTGCAGCAGCACTTGCATATGATGGTGCAAAGGGTGGTGTGAAAGTTCTCGCAAAGCATGTCAAGCGCGCTGCAGATCGGCTAAAAGCTGGTTCCAGTCGGATTGAACCAACTCAAACTCGCCGCAGAGTTGAGCCAACGCTTAATCAGAGCAATTCCGCTGTCGACTCTGCAGTAAAGCGAAACAGGGTAAGAGCGATTACTGTGAAGATCGAGGTGGGAGAGATCGAGGTATCAAGCGAATCGACCATCTCCTCGAGCAGAGATTGACCTTAGAGCTTGAATACCCAGTTTTCACGCTCCTTGTCCATAGCCTGCTGCAACTTGCTCGTCAGTATGGGGCTGCCACTGGCATCCAGCAGACACTCGGTCTGCCCGCAGTGGCAGTTGTATCGGTTCCCGTCTCGTCCATAGAAAGCCCGAACCTCATCTGTGGAATACACCCGGCCATTGCGTGTCGCATGCGTGGCCCGGGTGGTCGGCAACAGCGCCGAGGTCCACAGCATCCCAATCTTCAGCCCGAACTGCACCTGCGCCGCTTCGGATTCAGCCCAGCGAGCCTGCCGCAAGGTGTCGGTGATGTCAGTCTGCGCATACTGAGCAGCCTTTGACCTAGTCACGCCCAGGCCTTCAACGATCAGTGTCCGGGCGGCCTTCGGATTTAGGCCATCCGCCACAGCACGGCCGATGATGCCGGCCAGACGGCTCTGCCCCTCGGCGCGCAAGCCTGTCCAGTGCTCGTAGCTCTTCATGCGGGCCAGCGCCACCCGGGTGAGATACGGCTCACTGCGGACCACCTGATCGAACGAGCGTGAAGCAGCATAAGCCTCAGAGAGATTCGTGAGATTGGTCACGCTTTGCAACGCGCCGAGCTGTGATGCCTGCTCAACGAACGGATTCCACCAGAACAGCTCCTTTGGCTCCTTGCCGTTCTGCACCCAGCGATCCAGCGCAGCTGCAATCTCCAGCAGGACGATGTCGAGGATGGCTGGGGTGATGCCATAGGCCACCTGTGGGCCCGTGTCGTTCAGGGCGTAGACCGGGATGCGATCGAATGCGGCCAGCACATCCGTGGTGAGCCTCTTCCAGCGCTCATTGATGGCGACCAGCGCCTTGCGCAGCAGCAGCGTGGAGCCTGTGCGGTCCCTGCGCGTGCCAGGAATGGCCGGGTTAGGAGTTCGCTGGCGCATTGTCGAGTCGCTCATCAGCGGGATCTACCTGGTCGGCCCGAGCCGGATCATCTTCGGTCGGCATCCCGTCGTCCTTGCGTTGCTCAAAGTCCATTACGGCGCGCAGCTCGTTCGCATCAAAAAGAGGCTCTGTCAGCCCCGCCTGAAAGGCCTGCTGCATGGCAGCGGTCATCTTGCCCAGCAGTTCGGCCTTGTCCTTCTCGGTCGGCGCATTGACCGGTGGCCACTCAATCTCAAACTCTCCAGCATCGATGATGCCGGCCGCCTGCATGCGGGTGATGAACTCCTCGAGCATTGGCGTGAGCTCGAACTCCTGCCGGCTGGAACAGCGGTTAGCAAAGTCGGACTTGTCCTCATCGCTGGCCAAGCGGCCTGTCTGCTGGCCAAATAGCACGGTGAAAGGGATTCTCACGGAGGCTGCAAATTCATTGGCCGCCGTGGTCCAGGGACCGGTGGGGTCGCTGATCGAGGTTTGCAGCGTCGTTGCATCACCACCCTGCATGACGACAGCAGCGTCCGTGCTGCGGTTCAGGGCCCTGGCCTGCTCTTCGTGGGCTGCGCGCACCGACTTTGTCTCGGCGCCATCTGGTCCAGGAATGGCCTGAGGTGTCGCTCCCGCTTCATACTTGAAAACTATGGTGCGGGCGCTGTTCTTCAGGAACGACTCGCCCGAACCGCCAGCGATTTTGTCCAGATCCACCAACCGGTTGAAGCCGGCGCGCAGCAGGGGCACGCCATCGTAGAAGTCGCCGACCGCGCCCTCGGCCAGGATCTGCACGCGACTTGGGTGAACATCGGCCCACTCCTCAGGCCTTCCCTCTGTCTCCGTGCCGGGTGGGCTGATCTTCCGGTACTGAAACATAGCCGGCGTGCCATAGTTTTCTGCGCCCTGCTCTGTGTGCCACTTCGTGACCTTGATCTGGTTTTCGTAGAGAGGGATCAGGTCGACCAGCTTGGTTGCACGCTCCAGAGGCTGATCCAGCGTCTTGCTGTCGGCCACGCGGTAGATCACTGCCGCATACCTGCCCACCAGATTGCGCCGGTCCAGGTCCTTGAACTTGCTCCAAGCGCGAATCGAGCGCAGCACCTTGCCCGCTTTGACCTCCCACGGGCTCTTCTCATCGCTGTCCGGCTTCTTGATGCGCGGCAGCTTGAGCCAGCAGACATCCAGCAGCCGGTGCACAGCTCCATGGCCTGCGCCGCCACGCTCGTAAGCGGCATAGAGCATTTCAAAGCTGACCTGCTCGCTGTAACCGTACTGAATCCAGGCAGTCGCCCGCTTTGCGTCAAGGCCCAGTGAGCCGAGGAACTCATGGCGGGCACGAGAGAGTTCAAGGGAGTTGGTGGTGATCTCAGGCATGGATCTTCATGCTATGGAGGACTACCCTTCGAGAATCGTGCGTAACTCTGCTAGGTAAGCTGTTTTTTGTTCTTCGTACTTTTCGATCGCCGAATTTAAGGCTTGCAGTTCTTCCATGCGGCTCACCTCCCACACGTCCATACATAGTGTTGAACCTGGAGGCAATTGCCGCGCCTGTTCATCGTGTTGCTTAACAATATCGTCTACTGCTATTTGAACTGTTTTTCTGTAATCACGTAGTTTATGTTGTTCATCATTCAATGATGAAATTAGAGCAGTAATGGCTGATATTCGAACTTGCGCAGCCTGATGTTTCTCCGATGCTTGCAACGCGAATTTTGTTTCCTCCAACTCCTTCTGTTGCAGCTTCACCCCCTTGACTAACCATACCAATGCCATAAGAGCGACTATCGGATTCAAAATTCCACCAAAGAAATCACCAATTTGTCCGTTAATTTCGAAAGTAGGCGCTGGAGAAAAGTAAAACCAAGTTGCGATGGGAATAGACAATATTCCGCCTATTACAAATCCAATCGCGACGTAAAGTATCACGAAAGACTTATTATTATTTTCTACTAAAATCACAACACTCCTTCAAACAAACATTCTCAATTTAGGCTGCAACGGGTCAAAAATCATTATTACAGCCTAAATCACACCTTCGAGGGCGATGATCTCTTGCCTGCCACAGGCTTCAGAGAAATACTAAGCATCCAATTTCGATGCATCTTCTGTTGACTCCAGTATTCTTTTTAATTCATTTTCATACTTATGCCTTAGAAGCATGAGCTCACCAATTCTTGAATTTACAGATGCGATGCTTGCTTGAGCTGAATCTATGCTAACCCACGTACCAGTAGCATCTCGCACACCAGCCCTTCCTTTATCGATTGCTTCATTCATTTGCCAAATGAAAGTCCGATGCATGGTGACTTCTGTAAGAATTGAATTAATGAGGCCAGTTAGAGCATCGATGCGAACAGAAATTGCCGCATGCTTTTCCTGAAGCTTTTGAGATTTAGCAGATTCATCTAAAGCAAGCCTTGTGGCCGCCAATTCCTCCTTTTGTAACCGAACACCTTTGGTTAACCAAAAAAATGCTGCTAATGCGACGACTGGATTTAGTATTCCACCAAAAAAATCTCCGGCTTGCCCCCAAACATCAGCGCTTAAAGCCAGATTGAAATTATTTATTATTTTAAACCAACCGAAGTATATTAAGATATTCAAGACAACGTATATCCCAATACCCCACTGCCATCTTGTAATGCTTTTTTCTAAATAATTATCAACCTTCCCTTGACCACTCACGATAAGATCCTCTCAGGTAAATATTCCAACAGTCGGCTGCAACAACCCATTAAACCCTCTTGCAGCCCCGTCGACTTGGTCATCATATTTGCCAAAAGGGAACAATCGGCACTCATCAATGAATGGTGTGTTCCAAGCACCCCTGAGCAGCAGCACGTTGCCAGCGTTGATCTGGCTGGCCAGCGGCGTAGCCCGAGTCACCTTGTCGCCTGACTCAGGACTGAAGTGCACGTTGTGGCCAGCCAGCAGCTTGGCAAAGGCCAGTACCTGGGACTTGCCGGCCTGACCAGGGTCCTGCGGCAGGCTTTGCTTGAGCAAACGGCCATCTGAAACGGCAGTGCTCTTGATGAGCTGGTCGCGCATATTGGTCTCGAACTGCTCCCGCTTCATGTCAGCAATGATGTAGCGGCCATCGGCCAGCCGACCGACCTTGCCGCCGGCGGTGAAGTCTCCAGAGGCAGATGCACCCAAGTCCCAGCCGCGGCACCACTCCACCACGTTGGCCGGGATGGCGTCCACCACGGTCATCAGGTCTGGTTTGATGACGCCGCCGGCAGGTGGTGCTGGCCGTTGCCGATACTGGCCCGCGAAAACATACGGATTGGCCTTCTCCATGCGCTGCAGCTCTTCAACGCTGTGTTTACCGGGCCAGAGCGGTGCCTCGTCCTGGCCCACCCAGGCCGATAGACGCAACACATCCCAGACCTCACCATTGCCGCCAGCCACCGGCGGCCCATGGCCGTCCTTTCCACGGTCGCCCAGTAACCAGCCGGCCAGGTCGTCCTCGTGCAGACGCTGCATGATCACGATGATGGGCGTGTCTGGACTGTTCTTGCGGCTCTCCAGCGTGTTCTGGAACCAGTCGATCACGCCTTTGCGGATGGTGTCTGACTTGGCCTCGTCGGCTTTGTGTGGGTCATCGATGATGATGGCCCCGCCAAAGCCCTCTCGGTGCTTGCCCGCGCCAAAGCCGGTGATCGTACCGCCCGTGCCCGTGGCGTACATCACACCGCCAGCGGTGCTCTTCCAGTGCGAGCCAGCATCAGAAGCCAGCCGCAGGCTGGGGAAGATCTCGGCATAAGCTTCGTGCTGGACCAGCCCGCGCACATTGGTGCTGTTGTTGACGGCCAAAGGCGTGCTGTAGCTGCTGTGGATGAATTCAGCATCTGGCACCTTGCCCATGGCCCAGGCGATGAAGTTGACCACCGCCAGCTCGGTCTTGGAGTACCGCGGCGGAATGTTGATGATGAGGCGCTTGCACTCCCCCCTGAACACCCGCATCAGGGCATTACAGATCATCTCGTGGTGCTGGGCCCGCAGCCAGAGGTAGCCCTTGCGCTGCAGGAACATCCAACGGGAGAACGAATACAGGTCTTCACGCGCCCAGCCGATAGCAGCAAGCCGCTCTGCCGCACTAAAACTTGGCCTGGACACTCTGAACGGCTTCCTTCAGCTGTTGCGGGGAAACGTTCCCCACACCTTGGCTCTGGGGCTCTTCGCTATTGATCTCTTTGATCGTTTCCTTGTTCGCGGCCAGCAGATTGAGCGCAATGCTTGCGCTGTCGTTGGCCAGCTTGGTGAGTACAGCCACTCCCTTCATGGCATTCACGCTCTCGGGCGCCAAGGGTGCGGCATCGTCCACCTTTGCCACTTCGGAATTTGCCAAGGCGCTGAGACGGTGGGCCGTCTGGGCACCGTACTGGGCAGCGCTTGCCAGGTTGTCGCTGATCGCCCGAAGCTTGGAGGCTAAGTTAACTGCAATCAGCTGTTCAGAAACCGGCAGTCTTGCGAGCGAGCGCTCCGCCGTAACCACTTGATTTGCAACGCTATGGATAGTTTCTGCGCGTTTCGAAACTCGTGAACTTACGGCAGCTTTGGAGACGCCGTACTCTCTTGCCAGATCTGCAGCCCTCTCCCCTGATACCAGCCTTGCGGTGATCTCTCCCCACTGTTTCTCCGTCAGCTTTGAGGGTCGTCCCATATCCTGCTGTTCCTCATCTTGAAAGTCTGTTTGCGTGCTCTGGGCACAATTTGGCGGGCGCGACGCTGGCGCTCCTTCTCCATGCCTTCGTCGGTCTCAGAAAAGCGAACCACCTGACACCGCACAACCCCGTTGCCCCTTGTGACCAGCATCACATTGCTGTTCTTCTCCGGAGAGCTGGGCGGGGCGCGCAATTGAAGGCCCGTGGTTGCCAAATCGAAAACCGAAGTCGGCCCGGCCAGGAGCGGTGCACTGCAATCCACTGCACGCACCATGCTATGGACGACAGGCGGATCGATTTCCGCCTCCTCCAAGCCGGTACGCAGTTCCTCGAGCACCGTCAGGCTGTCGAAGAGGTCAAACTGCATGTCATTTCGTCCCATGGGCGCCTCCTCTGCTGCGATGAATGCAATGCGTGCTGGGCTGGGTCAACGCTGGGAGCCCTCCATGAACGACTCCATGCAGGCCCAGCGCTGATCTGCGTTGAGCGCGGGCCACAAGATGGCCTGGGCGCGCAAGGTCCAAAGGAAGGCATCGACGGCGCGATGCAGCTCCGAGAATTCGGCCTCGTCCATGTTGTCGAAGTCCATGGATTTGGGGATGGCGTTCGGCTTGCCATCCAGGCCGGGCACAAAATCCGCGTATCCGGCGCCCAAGATCACCCAGGCGCGCAGCTTGTCCAGATCTGCGAACTCCTCGGTGCGCTCGAGCAGCTTCTGCAGCTTGAGGAAGAAAAATGCGTGGTGCTGGGGGCTGCGGGGCACGCGGAAGGTAAAGCCCAGGGTCTGGCCCGGGAGCAGGCCAGCCACCACGGCCTTGAACTTGTTGTAGGCACGCTGGCCCTTCTCGTCCAAGCCGCAGAGCTTGCCGTCCATCCCCTTGGTGATGACGAGCCGGCTCATGGCAACGCCCCCAGCAAATCGCCCTGCTCTTGCACCGGCGCTGCCGCAATGGGCGTGATCGTCACCACCAGCTTGCCGCCATCCACGGGCATACCACGTTCGGCCGTGATGCGGCGCACCCACTTGTCGTCCTCGATGGCCACGCCCTTCAGGGCATCCAGTAGCACCTTTTGGGCGTTGTCCAGATCGATGCACTGCACGGTGTCGTCCCAGGTATAGGGATCACGCTTCATGCGGCGTTGGGCATCCTGCGGGCAGTGAGGGTGCAGCGTGTACGAGATGGCTACCCGGCCCAGGATGGGCTTGAGCACCCCGGCAGCCTTGGCCAGCCAGCCCACCTGATCCTTGAAAGCCTTGGCCTCGGCGCTGACGTAGGTCATGGCCCGGGACTGGCCAGCCATTTTGATAACGCGGGTCTGCCAGTAACGATTGGCACTGATTGGGTACGGAAGCGTAAGTGTGATCATGGTTTCGTGCTCCTGTTTTTATTCAAAGTCATCGTCTTGACGCGTGGCGCCCGTGCCCGGCTTCTCGCCATGCCAGTTGCCAAAGCGAACGAATGGCCCGGTGTAGCGAAGGTGCAGATCACCGGTGGCGCCGGCGCGCTGCTTGGCCACGCGCAAGGTGGCGTAGCTCTGCCACTCCGGGCCCAGGCTGGGTTTGAGGTGGATCGGCCGGTGGGGGAACAGCACGATGTCTGCGTCCTGCTCGATCTCGCCGCAGTCGCGCAGGTCGGACAGCATGGGCAGCTGGTCGACGCGCTTTTCCACTTCTCGGTTGAGCTGGGCCAGCAGCAGGACCGTGATGCCCAACTCCTTGGCCAGTTCCTTGAGGCTTCGGGTCACTTCACCCAGTTGCGTGGTGCGGTTGTCCTTGGGGTTGGTGCCGTGCATCAGGCCCAGGTAATCCACGATCAGCAGGCGCAGGCCATGGCGGCGTTTGAGGGAGCGGGTTTTGGTGCGCAGCGTGTTGATGTTCAAGCCGGTGCGGTCCGTGACGTAAAACGGCAGGCGCTTGAGGCGAAGATTGGCCGCTGTCACCGCGTCGTAATCGGCATTGCTCATGCGCTTGTGCGGCTGGCGAATTTTGCTCAGTGGCACCTCGGCCTCCATGGCCACCTGGCGCTGCCACAGGTCAGCACGCTGCATTTCCAGCGAGAACATGGCCACGGTCTGCCCCAGCTTTGCGCCGTGCATGCCGATGGTCATGGCCAGAGCCGTCTTGCCCATGGCCGGCCGGGCGCCGATGATGATCAGCTCGCCGGGGCGCATGCCGCCGTCCAGCTGCAGGTCCAACGCATGCAGGCCGGTGGGCAGAAATGGATCTCCGTTGCCAGAGCAGCGGGCGTCCAGATCGGCCATGAACTCGTCCATGCCGGTATCGACGCTCACCCACTCGTCGCCTGGGCCATCGGCTGCCAGGCTGGCCAGCTGGGCCGAAACCTTGTCAACACGCTCACTGATGGGCAGCGTGTGATCGGCGGCCAGCTCACGGGCCTGAGTCACCACAGCCACCAGCTGCCGGCTCAGCGCCCGCTCATGAACGATCTCGGCGTAGCGGCGCACTGCGGACTCAGACGATGTGCCGCAGTTGTGCAGGTCGTTCAAGGCCATCAGCTCGACCCGGCCCTGCAGGTGCTCGTGCACCGTGATGACATCGATAGCTTTGCCGGCGTGGGCCATGGCGCTGATGGCGCCGAAGGCTGTGGCGTGCAGTTCGTCGGCAAAATCCTTGGCCTGGACGATGTCCGAGACCACGTCGAATTGGCGGGCGTCGTACAGCAAAGAGCCGATCAATGCGCTCTCAGATTCATAGCTGACAAGCATTGGCTTGTTAGCGGGCGCTTCGAATTCCTCATCCAATGGCGGCATGCTGCGGGCGTTCATGCAGCACCGCCTTTCGTGCGCTCGATGACGTGCTGCATGCCACGGTCGGTCAGCAGAAAATCGAGGTCGCACTGCCAGCCCGCATGCTCAGCTGAGCGTGGTCCCCGGCCCATCAGGAAATCGTTCTTGCTGGCTCGTCCGAAGTAGCCGCGCAGCCAGGTACAGGCCTCTTCGGCGGTGGATGCCCGCGGCGCTCCGTCCGATTTTTTGCTGGTCAGGACCCAGCGCCAGACCTTGCTCAACGCCCGTTTGCGTTTGTCGCTGAGCAGCTTGACGCTCGGCAAGCCGGGCAGTTGCTCGTGGTACAGACCCACGATGGCATCCACGGGGCACGGTGGCAGCTTGGGGCCTTTGCCCTCCCCTTCTCCTTCGGCGTTGTCACCAGCAGCAGACGGCTTCCCGTCCAAAGTTTCGTTTTTCAGGTCTGCATCGTCGGCCCCGCCGACAGAACCGTTAGGTTCTTTATTCTTTTCTGTATCTGTTCTGTTCTGTATCTGTTCTAGGGCGTTATCAGGCGTTACTGGTAACGTTACATCGCCCGTTACAGCGTTACCGCCCTCTGCTTTTTTCTTCGCTCTATGCTTGGCAACGCGCTCAGCACTGCTTGAGCTGCTATCAACTTTGAACTGACGCTTTTCCCAGTTCAGCAAATTCAGCTCTGAATCAATGAATCCCTTCTTGATGAACAGCGCTTTTGTCTCGGTCCAATCTTCAGCAGTAATTCGAAGGTGAAACGTTACTTCGTCGTCCTGTAACGTTACTAGGTCGTTACTGCAACGCATGCACATCAGCATGATGTAACGGCGCTGCATGGCCTCGCTCATCATCTGGACCTTGGGGTCGTGTGCGAACTCCGCATACAAGCGGAACCAGTGGTTAGCCACGGCTGGCCTCCTTCTCTTTAAGCAGGACTGCTTGCACCTCGAGGAGCCGATACATTCGACGCATGAAGTGATAGGCGCGGTCGCGCTGTCCGGCGTCCATCGCCTTAATCTCCAGATCGCCTGCACGTCGCGCCAACGACTGCAGGCGTTTTTCTTTGCCCGGGTTAAGCACGCTTGCCCGCTGCATGCTTCGCCTCAATGGACTGTTCGAGCTGCTGAAGTGCCGCGCGGGCATCAGCAACTTCCTTCTGGATGCGCACCATGTCGTTGTCCGAGATATGGCCGTCGGCATTCCCCTCGAGCGTTGCCGTCACGACGTGTGAAAGCTCGGTGGTCACTGCAGAGATGGAACGATTCACGCAAGCCGGCTCGCTCATTTCGACCACGGGCAAGCGAACGAAGCCACCGCCATCAGCAGCAACGGCATTCACGAAATCAAAGCAGTGATGGGCCTTGGCTTCGATGCACAGCTCTGAAATCAGCAAAGAAGTCGACAGGCCCAGCTTGAACTTGGGATCGCCTGAAAGCTCCTTGCGCAGAACCTCAGCGGTCTTGCCAACTCTCGGTGCCAGGCTCTCATACCCGCCTGGGTAAGCCTTGGCCATTTGGCGCAGTGCGTCTTGGGGCGTCATATCCGGTTGCTCTCGTGTTGGATGTTGTTTGCACGCTCCCGCTTCCAGATACTGAGAACATGGAAAAAGCAGACGCGAATACGAGGGGAGAGTCGAAAAAGGGTGCCCGCCCTGCCCCGGGCTACGATGGAAGCTCCTACACAACCATCACCAGAGAGGGCGGACATGAACGAAGAACTGAAAGTGCTGCAGACGCAGCTGGATCTCATAAGCCAAGTTTTGGTACAGCTAGTAAATGCATCCAGCACGGGGACGCGCATAGAGCGGCAGGCATGTATGGCGGCTTTGGAGCTGGCAAAAAGTACAGATTCAGCCGTTGCCGATGCGGCTGCGGCGTGGGGGGCGAAGTGGTTTCCGCACCGACCACACATGGACAGCCCGTTCAACATGTGACGACGAATCGTTCTCATGACTTCCAATCCGGGAAGTGCGAAGGAAACTCCAGCGGAAATTTCAGCAGCTCTTCGCGGTGGCTCTTGAGTGAGTGCAGACTGAGTTCAAACACCACTCGGCCTTTGCACTCGCCATTGATGGCCTCTCCTTCAGGCACAAAACGAGGGACCATCACCACACTTAAGGGGCCCAGGTGGCGGAGAGCGCCGTCCCGTACGGCCTGGCTCGGATACTTGCCAAGCACTTCTTCAATGGCCCCCAGTTCAACGCTGACCGAATCAGCGAATCGAACAGGAAATTCCAAGGGCAGTGGCCGTGAATCGTGCTGGCTGCATTCAGCAGCTTGGGCGGCGCCGTTAAGTTGGCCGATTGCTACCGTCTTGTCCTGGGCTGCTGCCAACTGCGCCAACCCAGCCTCCAAGCGGCGCTCCATCCGCTTAAGGCGCAACTTGAGCTGCCACAGCAACGGGCCGCCTTTTCGGGCTTTACGGGGCTTACCCATGGGCCGCCTCCCCTGCCGCCGGCTTGCAGGCCGCTAGCTCAGCGGCGGCGGGGATGGGTCGGGTGGTGCGCAGGTATGCCCAGTCAACATCAGGGCGCAAGTCCTCGCAGCGAATCGCACCGCTGGATTCACGATCCAGGCTGATGCACAGGCTCTCACCCAGGCGCTGCCCCTTGCTGATGGCCTTGCGCAGATAGCCTTCGGAGGTTTTGCAGCGCGTCACTAGGTCGAGACGCTCAGCCTTCGGCAGGCTGTTGAGGTAGGCAAGTAGTTTGTCCATGCCATCAATCTTACCCACGGGTAATCAATCAAGCAATACCTGAGGGTTATTTACTTGCAGGTAATGATTTGCTGGAATCGAAGGATGGATATGTACGAACAACGCCGCTCAGCGCTTCAGAACCTTGTCGATTCTTTGGGTCGGGGCGGCATCGCTAGCATTGCGCAGCAAATTGGCAAAGACGCCAGCTACGTCTCTCGGATGCTTTACCCAGCAGAAAAGAGTGGAGCCAAGCGAATCGGCGAAGACACCGCCCTGCTATTACTGGGTGCTTATCCTTCTTTTTTCACTGGAGAGCACGCCTTATTCAGCGGTCTTGCCGCGCCTTCCGCTCATGAAGTGGCCTCATCACCTTACGAGTCGCCGTCCGCGAGTGGCAGTGAGCATGACCTAGTCATCACGCAGTACGACGTGGGTGGCGCCATGGGCAATGGCGGCAAGCTGATCCTGGAGGCTGAACCACCTGGCGTTATCAAGAGCTGGCGCGTTGACAAGGAGTGGCTGCGCCTCAATGTGCCGGTCTACACCAGCATCAGCAATCTATGCATCGTCACTGGTTTCGGGCCATCCATGAAGCCGATCTTCAACCCTGGTGACCCGTTGCTTATGGACCGTGGTGTGAATCACGTCGACCATGAGGGCATCTACTTTTTCCGCTTGGGTGATGAAGGCTTCATCAAGATCATCCAGCGCGTGCCCAATTTCGACAAACCTGGGTTCGTGCTGCGCATCATCTCGAAGAACAAAGAAGACTTCCCCCCCTACGACATTTCACCGAAGCATCCGGACTTCCATGTGATTGGGAAGATTCTGACCGTGTGGCGTAGCGAGCAATACTGAAATTAGAGGCTGCATGACTGTTGAGCAAGGGCGGCATGGATTCTGGTATTCCAAAGGAACGGGGTTCGCCACCAAAGAGCAGACGCAAGCATCGCATTCATTTGTTTAAAGGTTCGGCATGAGTAAATCAGATGATAACAAGATAATTCTTGATCGTATAGATAAAGAATTAATCGCAATGTTCGACAGCCTTGGCGGTCTCGCAAATGAAAGAAACAATAAAATAATTAACTCATTTTTTGACTGTCATCTGGCAAGCGTGAAAGAAGCTACTGCTATATTTGATTACCTTAAGTCAACAAGGAATTTAGTTTCACATAATATTGACGCCCGAATGAACTCGGGGCACACATCAGATACAGAGCAAATCCTAGTACAAGATTTAATTGATAACATCCAATCAAGCTTCTCCAACTATGATGATCTACGCATAGAATCCAAAAAAGCTTTTCTTCAACTTGGATTGGACTTGGTAATATACCTAAAAGGCCAGAAAAGTGAGTAATATGAAAGTAGTTACTCAGCAGAATACGGCTGAAATAATGTCAGAATTTTCATCTTTATCGGATCGAAATAAACTGGCCAATGACGGCGGATCCGGGGGAGGGTATGATTCAGTCATGGAAGCCCGTGTCAAATCTCTTGAGGAAGCTGTAAAGAATCTGCCCACCAAAGCGGACTTTGCAGAGCTGCGTGCTGACGTCAAGACAGGGATCTCCGATCTTCGAGCAGAAATGCACAAGAGCAGCATAGAAATCCACAAGTGGATGATCGGAACGGTCATTGGCCTTTTCCTTGGGTTTGGTGGTCTTTTCCTTGCAATGAGCAATGCGCTCAAGCAGTCATCACCGGCACCTGCTCCTACGACTGCACAAACCACCACGCAGCCGCCCATCATCATCAACGTGCCGAGCGCTGCCCCATTGCGCACGCCAGAATCTGCACCCACGATGCAAAAGTAGCTCTCACAGCTCTCACATCCAGCCCGCCCCCAGCGGGCTTTTTTACGCCTACACGTTCGGCTGTTGCACCGGATCTCCCGGTAGTTCAACCGGTGGCACATCGCTCGGCGGATCAATAGGCTCAGGCTGGGGGTCCTGGTCTTTGTTTGGATCTTTCGGTGGGTGAGTCATTCCAGCTGCCTCCTTTCTTGGATTCAAGTCAGCAGTCTTGTAAAGATCACCTCACTGTCAGTGATCTTTGACTTCGTAAATCAACCAGGCCACAAGCAGCATCAATAGCCAAAGGCCAACCAGCTGCATCATGAAATTAGACATCGCCGCTCTCCTGGAAGTGCGTTGATGATTCAATTTTTCTCCTGTGAAGCTCCGCCAGCAACCAGAACAGCTCGCCTGGCGCGGGCTTTTTTGCGTCTGTGTGGTGTGTGCCCATGACGGAAGCTTACCTGACAAGCAAATTAAATTACCCGTTGGTATTGCAATAATAATTACCCGTGGGTAAGATTGATTTCATCGCAGTCCTTGAGCCAACAAGCCCAACAGCTGCGAGCAAGTCGATGAAGAAGGCAGCGAAGGAATCCCCGAGCTGAGCAGCCGCCGAGGTCTGCGCCCTTCCGAGGCCCATGGTGGAAGCCTGCAGCGGCTGGGAAAACCTGCAGTGCCAGCCGTCACGCGATACGGCCAAACCAGAGTGCCTTGATTCAGGGTGCTGCGGTTTGCAACTCAAAAGGAGCATCTGATGCAAGAAGCAATTCAAAAGAAGCCGCCCCATGCCAACAGCCCAAATGGATGCTGGGCTCGGCACGGCTATCGCGTTGAGCGTATGGAGCGCCCGATGGGCTCACCGATGCGCAATATCTATGGCCCTGACGGCACCCTGGTGCTCAAGGATTCGGACTATGACAAGGAGATGGCCTACTGCCGTAAGCACGGGCTGCTCCTGCCATCCAAAGACTGACGGAGATTCAAAAATGTGAGCAAGTAGCCAGCATGCGGCCTGCATGTGCCTTCCCCGCAAGGCTAAGCGGGGCCATCCGGCATGGCCATGCTACCCAGCGTGGCCACACCAGATGGCGTGGCACCTTTTCTTAAACCCAAGTGCGCATAGCTTGGCCCTCAAGCCGCTGCGCCATCTACCTTTACTCCTCCCTCACTTCGCAGTGAGTTTGCCCCGCAAGTCGGGGCCTTTTTATTCAGCAGCACTGGCCCAGTGGTCAGTACCGCGGCGAATCCCAACGGCCATCTGGGCGTCCATCAGGTCGATTCGGTCTCGAGCCACGGTCGTTATCCCAGCGGCCCCGATCGTTGTCGTATCGGTCGCCGCGATCGTTGTCATAACGGCCACCATGGTCGTGGCCTCGATACCCGTACGGAGGAACCACGCAACCGCCCAGTGATGCAGCAATGACTGCAACCGCAGCGAGAGAAAACAGCTTTTTCATAGCAACCCCTTGTTAGTGGTTGCACTCAGTCTATGCGCCGTAAACAAGCCGCCCTGTAAATAAATATTCCCCGCCCCGTCAGAAGGGGCGCTTCTTTTGGAGGTTCGCCATGAACGCACGAGTCCCGATGTTCACAGGGCCCACGGCCAACCCGCACGCTGACGCCGAAGCCTGGAGCGACTCGCAGGAGATAACAGATGAGTTTGTACAAGAAGCCCAACGTCAAGCGCCCCTCATCGTGTTGGCCAAATTGCAAACCATTGCCAAGGGCGCCGACTGGTTCAACAAAACACTGCCTGGCATAGGAAACTATGAGCCCCACAGTGCGCTTTGCGATGCCATCGCAGAGGATGACGATGCCTTAAGTGCCTTTTTCGAGCTGGTAACTAGCCCTCATGCTCAGGAGCTGCGGCGGCTCGTGGCCAATTGGTACGCCAAGAAGCAGTCTGTCGACATTTACCTTGACCACCTGAGAAGCCAGCTATGAACTTCGCCGCAGTCTTCGCCGCTCACCCAGCTTGTGCCGAGTTCAGAATTTTGGAACTGGAAGCTCAGGTGCAGCAACGCTGGCAGCCAATCGAGACAGCTCCGAGGGATCGCACCGAAATACTAGCTTGGCGTGAGGACTGCGGCATGTTCATAGCCAGCTTCACGAGCCCAAGCGCACTTCCCTTGTCGCAAGCGGAAATAGATGCGGCAGATGAAGCATGCCTATTCGCAGAGGACTGGTTCACGCAATGGCCACACGCTGTACGCCTTGACGGCAGAGAAGCTCCCACCCACTGGATTCCCCTGCCTATGCCGCCCCCAACTGATGGAGCCACCTGATGCCTTCTCCGATCCAACTCCAGCGCTTTCCGCGCCGCAAGAAGCCCGCCCCCAAGCGGGCTTTGTTGTTTCTGGCCTTGCTCATCGTGCTGGTGTGCACCTGGCTGGCTGGCTGCAGCGCCCAGGCAGCAGATACGCCGGCCACGACCGCCGTAGACCTCAAACGTGCCGCCGCAGGTGCATGGCTCTGCCCGGGCATGCACGCAGAGTGGCTGGATTCGCAAACCGTTCAATGCTTGAGGGAGAAGCCTTGACCGAAACCCTAGCCCTCATCCCCATCGTCCTGGCCTTCGCCGCTCTCGCATGGAAACCATGACTCCTACCAATCCCAAGCCCGGCACCGCCCGGGCTTTTCTTTTGTGGGCTGGCGCATCTGTCGCCGCTCTTTCTGCCTTTATCACCCAAGTGAGGTTTTCATGAGCAGTGCTCTCGCCACCCAGCAATCCGCAGCTTTGCGCCCCGCCAGCCAGTTTGACCTGAGCCCCCAGACCTTCGACCAGGCTCTGACATTTTCGAAGTACTTGGCCGACAGCGACCTGGTACCCAAGGACTTCAAGGGCAAGCCCGCCAACTGCTTGATTGCCATGCAATGGGGTGCAGAGCTGGGCTTGAAGCCGCTACAAGCCATCCAAAACATTGCAATCATCAATGGCCGCCCTGCTCTTTGGGGGGATGCGGTAATCGCTTTGGTGCGTGGCAGCCCAGCATGCGAATACATCACAGAGTCCGACGATGGAACCACCGCGGTCTGCCGTGTGAAGCGGAAGGGTGAAGACGAACAGGTCAGAACTTTCAGCATTCAAGATGCTACGACTGCAGGGCTGGCAGGAAAAAACACATGGGCGCAGTACCCCAAGCGCATGCGCCAGATGCGTGCTCGGGCTTTTGCCCTGCGCGACGTGTTCCCCGACGTGCTGCGCGGCATGCCGGTGGCCGAGGAGCTGCAAGACATGGCCGCCACAGCTCCCACAACTGCCCAAGGTGAGCGCCACCTGGGCAGCGCTGAAGTCGTTAGTCAGGCTCTCCCCACCTACGACCAAGCCAAGTTTGACCACAACTGCCAAAAGTGGGCCCAGTCGGTAGCCGACGGCCAGAAGACGCTGGCCGAAGTTTTTACTTGGCTGCGTGCAAAAGCCACAGTCACCCCGGCTCAAAAAAAGCAGCTGAGCGATGCAGTCGAACAGCTCTCCAAGCCAGAGCAAGCAGAGAGCCAGGATCTGCCGGAAGTGGACCCCGAAAAGCTCATTGCTGACATGCAGGCGGCCACCAACCTCGATCACCTTTACGAGCTTGGCGGCCTGATTGATGCTGTGGCCGATCCCTCACTGCAAGCAAACCTCACCGATCAATTTGATGTCCGAGTGGCAGAACTGGAAAAACCATGACCATGCAGATCGTGAACCTCGTGCAGGGCAGCGCCGAATGGCACGCCCACCGTGCCCAGCACTTCAATGCCAGCGACGCGCCGGCCATGATGGGCTGCAGCTCTTACAAGAAGCGCTCTGAGCTGATCAAAGAGCTGGCCACGGGCATCACTCCTGAGGTCGATGCCGCCACGCAGCGCCGCTTTGATGCTGGCCACCAGTTCGAAGCCCTGGCCCGCCCGCTGGCCGAAGAGATCATTGGCGAAGACCTCTCGCCTTGCGTTGGCACCCGAGGCAAGTACTCGGCCAGCTTCGACGGCCTGACCTTCATGAATGACGTGGCCTTTGAGCACAAGTCGCTCAACAGCACCTTGCGCGAGCTTCTGGCCCCAGGTTGCACCGGCGCTGATCTGCCACTGCAATATCAGGTGCAGATGGAGCAGCAGGCCATGGTCTCGGGCTGCGAGCGCATTCTTTTCATGGCCAGCAAATGGACAGATGACGGCTTGCCAGTGGAAGCCTTTCACTGCTGGTATGAGCCAGATGCTGAGCTGCGCGCCAAGATCATCGCCGGCTGGGAGCAGCTGGAGAAGGATGTAGCCGCCTTCGATGTCAGCGCTCCCCAGACTGTGCCCGTGGTGGCCGAGCCGGTGGAGAGCCTGCCGGCCGTGGCCGTTCAGTTGCAAGGCAGCCTGGCCGTGGTGTCCAACTTGCCCGCCTTCGGTGACGCTCTGCGCTCGTTCATTGAGCGCATGGTGGCCAAGCCCAGCACAGATCAAGAGTTTGCTGATGCCGAGGCCGAATGCAAGGCGCTGAAGAAGGCTGAGGAAATGCTGGAGGCGGCCGAGTCCGGCGCCCTGGCCCAGATCAGCGACGTGGAGCTGCTACGCCGTACCGTGGCCGACCTTCGCAATCTAGCCCGCACCACGCGGCTGGCCCGCGAGAAGCTGGTGGCAGCCGAAAAGGACCGCCTCCGCACACTGCTGGTGAGTGGTGCACAGCAGGATCTCGATGCCCACGTCTCCGCCTTGAATCAGCGCCTGGGTGCCAACTGGTTGACACGCATGCCCGGCGGCTTCGCAGAGGTGATCAAAGGCAAGAAGTCGCTCAGCAACATGGAAGACGCCGTGGCCGTGGCCCTGACCAATGCCAAGGCGGAGGCAAACGGCTTGGCCGGCCGCCTGGAAGCCAACCGCAAGCACCTGGTGCAAGAGGATGGTGACTGGATTGCCTTGTTTGCCGACTTCTCCAGCGCGGGCACGAAGGCTGCCGAGGACTTCCAGGCCCTGGCCGCCCTGCGCATTGGCCAGCACAAGCAACAGGAGACCGCCCGCCTAGAAGCCCAGCGCGAGCAGATCCGCAAGGAAGAAGCAGCACGATTGGAGCGTGAAGCTGAAGCTAAGGCAAAAGCGGAGGCTGAGCAGGAGCGCAAGCGCATCCAGCAGCAGGCTCAGCAGGAGCAAGCAGCAATTGCCCAGGCCCAGCAGACAGGCCAGCTGGCCACGCCACTAGCCTCCGACCTGGCCGGCTTGGTTGCAGACAAAGCCGCCGAGGCCGTGGCCGGCATTGATGCCCAGCAGGCAATCACCACAGCCAGGACCAGCTCTGCGGCCGTGGACACCAGCCCTGTCATGACGATGGGCCAGGTCAATACGCTTCTGGAAGACGCAGGCCTTGGAAAGATCACCGCCGCCACGCTGGAACACCACGGCATTCCGTTCACCAAGGAGCGCGCCGCAGTCCAGATCCAGGCCTCCCAGGTGAAACGCCTGCTGATCTTGCTATCCATGGGCATGCGCAAGCTGGCCGACGATGTGATGACGATCTCAGTCTAAACAAAAACCGTAGCAACCACCGCAAGCCTGCTCTACACCAGCAGGCTTTTTCTATTCAATCTCAAGAAAGCACACCATGAACCGCGCATTCAAAGCCCCGGCCCCCTTCTCTGACAAGTCCTATATGGCCATCCCGATGGAGCCGGTTGAATCCAACCAGGTCAAGGCCATCGGCTATGACCCGGCTACGAAGACGCTGGCCGTCACATTCACCCGCGGCCCAGGCAGCATCTACCACTATCCCAACGTGGAGCCGGAACTACACGTCAACTTCATGCAGGCTGAATCCAAAGGCACGTTCTTCGGCAAGAACATCAAGGAACTGCCGTTCGACAAGTTCCCGGTCACGGCAACAGCTGACCAAGCCTGATCACTTCCCGCCCCCACGAGGCCCGCATTGCGCGGGCCTTTTTGCTTCCTGACAGGAGGGCCCATGGCCTTTGAACTCGCACAACCCACCAACGTCACAGTCACCAATGCGAACCCGCGCCGCGAACTTCACGGAGAGGACAAGGTCCGCGCGATCGACCTTTCGTTCGTCCTGACCGGCGAAAACACCCTGCTCGATTTGATCGAAAAGGGACTGCGTGAGCACCACTACTGCAACACCGCTCTCAAGGATGGCCAAGAAGTACTTCCCGGCGTGGTCATACCGTTGCCGAATCTACGTCACCCTCAACTGCCCCTGCTGTACCACTATGGCAAGGGCCAGAAATGGCGCGGCTACCGATTTGTGTGGGACTGGGGCATCAACGAGCACCACGTCGACTTCACCGACGCAGTGCTTTCGAGCCTGCAATACGAGCTTTCCGAGGGCGGCAGCGTCACCATCAAGGGAACCATTTCATACAACGGCGACGAGCTGCAGGACAACGACCTGTTCGGGGAGCTCTCGGGCCTGGCCGCCGAGGGAGAAATCTCCATCAAGCTATTGGCTCCGGCTGAGCTGCAGCAGGCCAAGAAGGGTTACCGCGCTGGCAAGCCGGATACTCCGGTCGCGTCCGGCCAGAACGCGGATCAGTTGGGCCTCAATGAGGAGCAACAGGAAGGCGAGGAAGATGAATCTGAGCGAACACCAGAACAGGCATTCTCTGAAACGGTACTAGCTCCCGGTTGAAGACTGCCCTTTCGCTCAGAACTGGCTAGCCGGTGCACACCTACCATCTAGTAGGTGTGCATCTGCGATACCTGGTTCATTTGCATGTCAAAGTCGAAAAATTGCATCTCCGAGCAGCACAGTTTCTTGATCATCAGCCAGGCGATGAAACGAGTAAATTTGAGCGTATGCAGGCTTAGCGACCAAGTACCTAGCGAGCGACATCGGCCAAGTCGGCACGTTGACGGGGCAGCATGCTTCTGAGCGAATAAGAACATCGCCGACGTTAAAGCAACGCACTGGAAGATATCCTGCAGCACCATCAACAACCAGCGACTCATACTGCATCAGCGATAGCGGCCGGGCATAGTCTGGGTGGAACGGGCTTACATCGAGCTTGGCTGAAAAATAGTAGTCATCACTCGGATCGTGTCCATGAAGCGCTAGCGCGGCTACTCCTGCTCGCGTAACGACCGGTACCGAGCAAAGCATTACCCCTCCATCTCGAAGTAAGCCCCTTCCGGTATTGAGCAGTTGATCGCACTGGATTTTTGTTAGATGGCCAAGAACCTGAGTGCATAGAATCAAATCGAATTTGACCCCAGCTGGCAGTTCATCTGTTGAAGCAACAATCTTTGTTTCCAGACCGGCCAATGTTGTTGCCTCAGCTGCACTTTGCGCTTGCATCCGACGTAAGGCATCTGGCTCCACACCAAAAAGTTTTCTACCGCTTGCGCCGCCCCCAGCACAAGCTGTCTGAAAAACGGTATCAAAGTACCGGCCTATGCCGCAACCTAGGTCAAGAGCTGTTTCCCACTCAAACTGTATAGCGCAGGCGATGCTCAATCGCTCCCTTGCTAATTTGTACGGATCCATCGCCAACTCAAGTTGATCAGTAATCACCTCGGCGGCGGGATAGCTATATTTATTTTTCACTCTATTCGTTGTTTTTGGCTGATGCCTCGGAAAGGACAAGCAGAAGGCTTCTTGCCTTCAAACCCATAAAAATTAACAAAGCGATGCTTGCTGCAGAACACGGCAACACCAGCGTGTTGCTATGAAAGCTCACTACGAGCGCCAGTGCCATATAACCTATAGAAACAGCAGCTATCAATATAGGCTCCGCCTTTAGGTCGAGGTCGGCGGTATACCACTTGGAATCTCTACGCTGATTCTGAAGCCATAGCTCCCAACTCAACACTGGTGCATTCGGTATGCCAGGCCCCAGTGCAGCCAAACACTTATTTACCTCAGGGACAAGCATGATTCGAAAATATGCCGCAAAAGAAAATATCTGCTTGAATACCCCAACATATATTTGCAATAAAGAGGCCGCACATAGGCTTATGCCGATGGTAATTATCTGAAGAACCAATGCTCTGTTAATTACCACCTTAAGAATATCGGTATCTGGCGTAGCTCCAGCGGCTAGTACAGTGGCAATTGCTGGTAGCGCTGCTCCTGCCAGAGCAACTGAAAACATGGCGATATAGCGAACTCGACCGATACAGATTAGCTGTTCAGCCCGAATGAACTCGTAATCTTTGACGATCGCACCCAACCTCAACTCATAGTATTTTGTGAGTTTGTCGGGAGCTATGTTCAGATCGTTATGTGGCATGCTCGCTAGTGCCTATGAAGTGCTCACAGCATCACCGGCATCTGTAGTCGCCGTCAAGTCCAAATTAGAAAACCGAAGCGAGCGAACTCAGACAGGCGCTGCTCCACTTCGAGCAGTCTGGAGCCGTCACAGTGACAAGCCACTTCTAGCAGATATCTGCCGCTCTTTGATGCGAGCATGCCAGACGCTCACTTTTAAAGTTAATTCTTTCCAAAGGCAGTTTTTGCATTCTGTATCGCTTCAATCGTTAAGAACTCCAAAGTTATGGCGACTGCTTCGTGCACATGCTGATTGGCAGGGCATGTGTCCATATGGGCTCTTTTGAAGGTGGTTTGGATCGTTGAAGTGCCTACGCTCTCCCTTTCCCAGACCCGAGAGATCTCACCATTTTTCGCAGCAATGGTTTCTCCGTTGATGCTCTCACATGGCTTTGCATGAGACGAATCGGACAGTGTTCCTTCGCCATACTTTGCAAGCACCTGAGCGGCTAAGGTTGTGATCACCGAGTCCTCTTGCCTGGCAAAAGCTGAAATGGAGACGAGCGAACTATCTTTGAAGAGTAAGCTGAGACTTATGGGCGTAGTTGAGATCGGCGTTACCAGCTTGCTAACGTATCGTTCTACACCCGGAATTTGCTCCGAATTTTTGTTGAACGATCGGTGCAATCGAGATGCCACATAGACATCTCCGGAGTTCAGGGCCTCAACTTCAGCTTTGCTCATCCCGAGCGTTAAAGGACCAATCCCGATTGGACCTGTTTCCTTTTTAACAATAGTGGGAGCCCTAGGCACTGCAGATTTTCCTGCAGCTGCTGCAGGGAGTTGCCCAGAAAAAATAAGAAATGAAGTTGCTGCAGCCGAAAAAAGCAATGATTTCATTGCAACCTCGCGTTACAAACAAATACATTCCGTTAATATATCCCTGTTCATACTTTAAAGATATTAACCATGATCGCATCGCAAATGAGTCGTAAGTCTCTCGGTGGATCTAACTGAAAAATCACCTTATTCAAGCGCACTGCAATCGCTTTCCAGATTTTCTTTCAGGAGATTCCATGCTTCAAAGCGCCGATCGACACCCAATTGATGACGACCTCGTGCAGAGCGTACGAGAGAAGAAAGGTTGGTGAAATGGCAGCTCATCTCCGACCTACTCCTCGCCGTCCAACTGCCGCCATAGAGCTTTTGGTTGTTGTGCAATGGCTGCTGGTGGTATTCGCCATCTTCTGCCTAGTCGGTGCAGGGATCTTCATGGTAAGCGCGCCTGAAGCATGGCCATTCTGACTCACTAAGTAATTGATTCAATACATTTTTAGGCCCGCAAATGCGGGCTTTTTGCTTTGTGGAACCTTATGAACGACACACGACCACAAAAGCACTGTGGCAGTGGCAGCACGCCTGTCTTCCTCGATTTCAAAGTTGGACAGAGCCAAGCACTGACCTAATCACCAACATCTCAGCCCGCCGCCGCGGGCTTTTCTCATTCTTGAGCCATGACAACTGCCGCCTTCAACACCCTAGCGCCACACATTCGCTCGGCGTTGGCCCAAGTGAAGCGCACCTACTGCGCTCCACCCAAATTCGCACCGGCCGACAACGTGACCGGGCACCTCGAGTGCCCGCGCTGCAAGAGTCGGCTGAATTTCACTGTCCTGACCAGCGGCATGACCTCGGGCCGCTGCACAACTAGATCCTGCATTTCATGGAGCATGCAATGACGCACCCTAAAACTTGCGAAATTTCGCAAACTGCTGCCTGCGGCAAAGTGGACGAACTGGCCATGCTGGTGCGCCAGCTAGTCCACACTCTTCGCAAATCGGCTCCGGGCAACGATCTCGCCGAACGGGCGCTGGACTATCTCAAACGCCACGGCCTGGGTGGAACACTTCTCCGCGAGTATGTTCCAGTGCTACAGAAGGCCGAACTGTGCGTATCGCGCTCAGACCCAGGACAAAATGGGCTGATGAACCAAGCCAATTTCACGGAAGCGCTAGCGCAACTGCGCCACTTGTACCAAAACATGGTCAGCGGTGGCGTGGCCACAGCCGAGCAAGCTAGAAGCGCCGCCGATGGACTGCTCTCGCCTGCTATCGCTTCGCTGGAAAAGCAAGCCCAAGAGCTTCAGGCTGCCCGTGCGCGCATTGCAGAGCTCGAGGCCACAGCCAATAGTCCAGGCCTGCGTCGAATTCCTGTCATTGGGGAAATCGAAAACGAGGTGGTCAGGATCAAACCACTGGAGCTGCCACCGGGCACAACTTGGGGCGAATAGCAACCCCTCCCCACAAACACCAAGCCCTGCCACTGCGCAGGGTTCTTCTTTTTGGAGAGAACAATGACAGACACCATCAACGCGGATCAGTGCGCACAGCTGCTTGACTGCACGCCTGCAAAGGTCGAGGAGCTGGCGCGCAATGGTGAGCTACCGGGGCTCAAGATTGGACGTGGCTGGGTATTCGTCAAGGCTGATCTTTTGGCTTACCTTTCAGAGCGTGCACGCGTAGAGGCGGAAAAGCGGCGAATGGACCGAGGAAAGAGCTCCCAATCCGCCCCAAACGTGCGCCAGATCAAACCCCGCCGGCAGCCGCCTCCGGCCCTGCCAAGACCGGCCACAGCTTAGCGGCCATGTCTTCAGCTCTGAAACTTGCATACCGGTGGGCCATGGCCGAGCCTGGCGCCCAGCCCATGATCCGGTTCACTTCCTCCAGGCGGAACAAAAAGCTTCCGTTTGCATCTCTCATCTCAAGCCATCGACAGGTGGCTTCGTGTCTCAAGTCGTGTTCGTGGAGGTCCATGATCTCCATGTACTCGAACGCCACTCGGAATCTGGCAGACAGCCTGCTGCTCACAGTCCGATACCCTTGCACCCCATCCTCTTCCATGAACGGAAAAAGCCATGCCCCAGGCAGCATGGCACGGGTTTCCAAATAATCAGCCAGCGCCTTGTGCACGGCTGGTGACATGGGAACGTCCCGAAATGCAATCTTGCCCCGCCACTGCTTTGAGCTTTGAGCGCGGATCACCTTTACGTCCATGTCCACCTGGGAGCGCTTGAGCGTGGCGGCCTCTTTCAAACGCAGACCTGTGCCCAAGATCAGTTTGAACAGGGTCAGCAGTGCATTTCCGCCTTGCAGTTGCAGGCCTCTAGGCCGATCAGCTCGTTCATAGCCTGAAAGTACCTGCAGAATTTTTTCCTCATCACCAGGACGCAAGCGGCGATCACGTTGGACATTGGCTTTGGCTTCTCCCCCATTGGCCACAGCCAGCTTGGTGTCGATATCGCTGTAGCCGGCGTAGCCCTTGGGTAGCAGTCGTGTTGGGTTTTGCATGACCATGGCCGGGTGGTTGCGCAAATACTCATCAATGGCACGGCCCAAGCATTGGATCCGGTGCCGAATGGATTGTGGTGTGAGCTGCTTTTCCACCTTGAGCCACTGGATGTAGCCCTGGAGCCACTTGTAGCTGGCCTCTGCAAGCTTTACCGTTCCCACTTCGCGGTTGACGGTCGAAATGGTGAGAATCTGGGTAGGTGCGGCATAGCCGCTTTGCTCCCACTCTCCCAGAACTCGGCACAGGCGGATATTCCCATAGCCGTTGTCTACATCCAGCAGCTCGCGCGGTGGTGGCAGGCCGGAGTCTTTCATCAGCTTCCACTGTTGCGCATAAGCAATCGCATCGGCCTCCGAATCGAAGGTGAAATACTTGCGCCCATTTGGCAGTGAGGGGTGCCGCAACGCTACTTCCCATTTGCCCGATGCTTTTTGCCTTGGCTTAGCCAT